CTTTAGATAACGCCCTGTGCTGCATTCTGCTCTCCATTATCCGTGGATAACGCGCCGACACCCGGTGCGGCGCTCCCGATTTAATAGCTATTAACCCAACCCTCCCATCAAAATCAACCAACCCACCCTATAGACCCATGGGAAATCCGCCGCGACACTAAATACACGCATAACCCTATTCGCCGACGATAAAAACCCACCATATCGACCCACCCTAACCAGAAAATAACACTTGACAAAAGACGCTTTTTGTGGGATAATAGCTATACGGTCGAGATTCGGCCAGCGGTGCTGAGTTATCTACCAGATAACGGTAGGTAAGCAACAGCCACACACCGCGCTCTTTAACAACACAACGCTCTGCGGGTGCTTAACAACACCTGCATCAACCCACGTTTGCAAAGACGTACGGGATCAAGGACAGATAGAGTTACTAGAGGTTAATCATACTCACAGACAGCACTGCTATGGTTAGCAGGAGCGTCGCCGGTATGAGCAGGCTGACAGGAGGGTATGCTGTTTGATGGTTCTGTTCCTTGTCTGAATCACAGTAGAAATCTGTGAGCGTGAGCAGTAAAAGGCTGCGGTATACATATGGCGTGCAGGGAGGAGATCGATTCCCGTTATCCCGGGATAACTCATGGTGTTGAACACACCTAGGTACTGACGTACCTCACCACCTGCACAGTATGATCGTGACGATGCGCCTAACAGGGAGGCTGCTATACCAACAAGTTACGTACCGGCCCGAGGGGCGGTTAAGTGAGAGCTTGCTCTCTGTAAACCGCACGAGACCGGGGACCCAGCCGCAAGGCATGAGCCTGCATAAACAGGCACACTGTTCGCAGTGTAGAGCGACGAGGATAGATAGCTCGGACGCTTTCTAGTGCGAAGATTAAAGGAGCAATAATGAGTAACACAGTATTTCACATGGCAGAAGGATTTCTCAGCGCATACGGGCCGAAACTGACCCATAAAACGGTGTCTCTACACTACCCGATGGGATCACCCCGGGAGTACAGGCTGCATAACAATGTGATAGCTAGGATGTACACGGATAAGGTGGAGTTCGATTGGTGTGGGTGGTACACGCCGACAACGGCTAACCACATGAACAACATACTGACTGTGATGGGTAGCTCTAAGCGGGTGAGATATGTCCACGCTAGGGACAGTGGGGACACCACGTTCACGGTATTCATGGGAGAACCTGATGCCTAACATAAACACCCTGCTTAGGCAGGAGCTACAGAACTGCTCTCGTGGTGCCCCGATGGGCGCTGCCTCGTTCGATGACCGGGCGGACAAGACCGGCAAGCTGCGGCTCAACCGCATCCGCATGGTGGCCCACGACTATGCCCCAGACGGCACGTATTGGGGCGGTGGGCGCGATATTGATCCGCTCTGGTGTGCCTACAACCCAGAGTCCCCCGAGCACGCCATGGGCGCGGTGACGCGCTTATATTTCAGGGCCAGAACCCGCGAAGCAGCGTACGCTGCGGCGCGTAAGCACTACGGTAACGTGTCATTCTATGGAGAGAAGGTATGAAGATCAGAACGAACAACGTGCCGCGTAAGATTCTCCTATGGGATGAGTTGACCAAGAAAGAGAAGGGTGAATTCGACTACATGGATGCAGAGCAACAAGAGGAAGCGCTGTTTGTGCGTTACAAGCGGTGGGCGTATAGCCTTGATGAGTTCGTGCATATCCCGTTTGAGCATAACTCTAATAGCGAGTGGCATGAATGGGATGGGTACACCAGCGAGACAGCGTTTAGCGGTATGCTTTTCCGGTGGGCGAATAAATATGGCGACGAGTGTGTACTTGGCACGTTCACATATTGGGTTAATAGCTATTAAATCGGGAGCGCCGCACCGGGTGTCGGCGCGTTATCCACGGATAATGGAGAGCAGAATGCAGCACAGGGCGTTATCTAAAGATAAGCAGTGGTTCTATTTCGAGAAGACCGACACGTTTCATGGTGAGGCCAACTACTGCTGGGTGAAGCGGTTCAAGGTCAAGGCTAAGACGCGGCTGGCTGCGGTGCGTATCTTCAGCAAGCACAACGGTTACCAGAACCGGCTGGTTGGGCGGGAGCGTATGACGTATGCCGATGGCTGCGCTACCTACGACGTGCAAGGTGCTCATATAGTGGTGTTCGTGAACTGGGATGGTGGTGCGGAGTACCTTGAGAAGCACTGGACGTATTTGGAGTTGACATGAACGAATTCCAATGGCTGCTTGATTTCGTGGGACCACCTACCCGTGAGGAATGGGAGGATGAGCAGGCCATCATGCACATGGCTGAGGAGCTTGAGCTAGCGGAGGAGTAATGAACGAGATATCCTACGCCTACCTGCTGTGTCAAGCTACGCTAAACCACGGCTATGGCTACGCCTACGGCAACGGCAACGGCTACGGCTACGGCTATGGCTACGCCTACGGCAACGGCAACGGCTACGGCTACGGCTACGGCTATGGCAACGGCTACGGCTACGGCTACGGCGACGGCAACGGCAACGGCGACGGCAACGGCTACGGCTACGGCGACGGCTACGGCGACGGCAACGGCAACGGCAACGGCTATGGACTCTACTATGCGTGAAATCACCTACGCCTACCTGTTGTGCCAAGCGTGGGTATGGCCTCGTGAGGTAGGCTACGACTATGTAGAGTTCGATGGGGAGATAGCGGGGGGAGGGAGTCACTGTTGGGATTCAGATCGAGCGTGGTATGGTATAGGTTACCTATACGAGCTAACTAATGGAGTTAGTGGGTACGCTGATCCCTCACCATACGAGTTCCACATAGGGCACTATGTCTGTGTCACTATCAATTCGGAGGTATAATGGAAATCCCGTTCATGTACCTGCTGTGTAAAATAGACTATATGGATGGATGTGTATCATTCACAAGTAACGGTGAAAATCTATATTTGGTGATGGTAACCACGTAGGTAATGGACTTGGGGAAGTGTTCGGCGCAGATGATACAAGCTGGGGAGGGAGATACGCCAACCTACCACCAGACATCAACTTGCCACCTAAAGGTGTAATAGGCGCAGGAGGGTACGAGTATGCTCACCAGTACACATGAAATCCCGTTCGCCTACCTGTTGTGCCAAGCGGACCTGCATTACATACTCCCGTACATCTACTACCTATTCAGGGACCCTGACGATCGCCTTAAAGGTGATGGTATACACTTCTTCGATTACGAGGGTAGGCTGTATGGAATCGGGATGGAGTATGACGGAGGGGACGATGACTTGCAGGGGTGTCCAAGCTGGGATGTACACAGCGGCGGTAGCTTAGGCGACTATTATTGTGTAACATACACGGAGGAGGTATAATGGATTACTGTGTAGCAATTGTGGTAGGGTACAATACGATGTACAAGTATCGTAGACGAGCAAGGGAGGGCGGATATGCAGTAACGGCGAGGGCGATGAGGAAGCACGGGATTTCATTGGAGATGGCTCTGCTAATTTTGTTTGGGAAGGAGGAACGCCTATAACTAACGAGCAACGAGTTCTTTTGTGGGTACAGGAGTACCTACGCAAACTGTCCCGTAACGGGCCAGTGTTTCACCCCATACTTCCAACGAAGCTATGGGTACCACCAAAGAAGGGACCGGATGACGGCCCCAAATCAACGATTTAATCCGAGTTAAACGACAAGAGCTTATTAAAGGAAACATCATGACCCAACAAATCCAACACCACAACAGCGACCATATCGACCCAACCGCCACGTTTCTAGTAATAGTGGACAATGGGTTTGTCTACGTGGGCAACATTGCCGTAGATAATGACTTGGTGGTTATCACCAACGGAGCCAACGTACGTAAGGCGGAAACGACGCGCGGTTTCGGTGAACTGGCGATGGAAGGCCCGAACAAGGGCACCACGCTTGACCCTTGCCCTATCGTGCTGGTGCCGGTGGGCCGTGTGTGCCACTACATGCGCTGCGATAGCGCGAAGTGGGATGGAGTCGTCAAGGCGCTCTGAGTTATCCGTGGATAATGGACGGGGGCTTAGGCCCCCTATCCCCTACGTGTACCTACTGTGTGGTGCGGTGGTACATAAACCGATGATGAGAACTGGGTACACTATATTTGGGATTCACCCACCGTATTACCAAGTGTTTAAGTACCCTAGAGGGTTCTGCGGTGTAGGGAGGGAATCCTATACAAGTGGTAGGACACTCATTACCGATCAAAACGACTATCTGGAAAACTTAAGGAGCTTAAATGATTAAGACAGATGACGTGACTTCTATCGCTTCGTCAGCGATTCTCGGTTCGCTTTCCATTTCATCGTGGACGGCACGTAAGAAAGACCGCTCTACTGAAGCGGAGTTGCAGGTATCCAAGGGCGCAGCCAGCAGTAAGGCTGCGAGTGTGTACAAGAATCTGTTCGTGGAGAGTGCGGAACTGAAGCAGGTTGTGACCTACGGCCAAGAGTGCAGCCGGTGGTTTGCATCGAAGACGATCCCATGGGATGACAACGGCACCCGCCTGATCCCTACTCAGACGTTCTTTGAGATCGACGCAGAGATTGCGTCACGTCGTGAGCAGTACGACAAGTACGTGGGTATCTTTCTCGATAACTACAACACGCAGGTAAGCAAGCAGGCGTTCATGCTTGGGTCGATGTTCGACCGGGCCGAGTTCCCCTCTGTGAATGAAGTGGCCTACAAGTTCGGGTTCAGGTTCAACACCATGCCTGTGCCTCTGTCTGGTGATTTCCGTGTGGACATCGGCCATGAGGGTAACGTGATGCTCGCTGAGCGTTGCGAGGTGGAGATTGTGCGGCGCATCAACAGCGCGGTTACTGACGTGTATGAGCGTGTGAAGGAGCAGGTGGAGCACATCCGCGAACGTATGGAGGCAAGCCTCACGTACGAGCCGGGGGAACCTGAGGAGATTCAGATTCTCGACGACGATGGTAACGTCAAGGAGATGAAGCTGCGTAAGACGCGGCGACCGAAGCTGTACCAATCCCTGTTGGACAATGGGTTGGAGTTGTGTGAGAATATGCGGCACCTGAACATTACTAATGACGAGGTGCTTGAGGAAGCGCGGATGAAGTTGTACAACAGCCTCATTGCGTTGGACATTGACTCGCTTCGTGAGTCACCAGATATCCAGAAGTCTGTGCAGACCAAGATGGAATCCATTCAGGACATCTTGAGCAAGTTCGGCGGTTGATTTAATACCAATTAAACAGGAACACTAGGAAACATCATGGAAAACTTCACTCTTTCTCTGAACCAGATTCTCTCCCTCGTGCTGGCTTCCGGCGCATACAAGACCTACATCATTGAGGGACCTATGGGTTCCGGTAAGTCGTCCATTACCAACATGGCGAAGGACAAGTGCGGCGATCAGTACAACTACGTCAACATTGACTGCACGCAATGGGATGTGGGTGACGTGACTATCCCTGACGTGGACAAGGAAGCTATGGTGATGCGCCAGATTCCGAATGTCCTGCTGGTGGGTGACGGTATCAAGCCCATGTTTATCAACCTCGATGAGATCGGTAAGGCATCGCGCCCCGTGCAGAATGCCCTGCTGCCTGTCATCTTGGAGCGTCGGGTGGGCGTACACAAGCTGCCTGAGGGGTCTATCGTGGTGGCTACTACGAACCTCGGTGCGGAGGGTGTGGGTGACATGATCCAGCCTCACGCCCGGAATCGGGTGTCACTGATCGAGATGCGCTATCCCACGGCTGAGGAGTGGATTAACTGGGGTATCGACAACAACGTGCCGCCTGTTGTGCTGGCGTTCGCCAATGAATTCCAACAGATTTTCCAGTCGTTCAAGGATGTGAATTCCCCGCGTGATAACGAGTACATTTTCCACCCGAAGGAGCAGCGCCGTTCGTTTGTGACGCCACGTAGTCTGTACTTGGCAAGCATCGAGTTGCGTGATGAGGTGCGGGCGAAAGTGAACGACGAGGATGCTACGATGGCTGCGATTGCTGGTAACATCGGCCAGCGGGCAGCGCGTGATATGGTGGCGTTCATCCAGTTGAGCGACAAGACCCCACGGTACAACGACATCGTTACCAACCCGGATACGTGCCGCATCTTCAAGGATAGCCCCGCTGCACTGTGCATGACTATCTACAACGTCGTTGGTCGGGTAACGGCACCTGAGTTTGGCAACGCGCTGACGTACATCAAGCGTATGCCACGGGAGATGCAGGCTCTGTTTGTCCTGCTGGTTACTCGCTCACCTAAGAAGCAGTTGATCGCGCTGAAGAATATGTCGTTCAGCCGGTGGGTGGCCGAGAATAGCTGGATCATGTCGTGATGTCGGAGGTATATTACGCCTACCTGTTGTGCGGTGCCCACTACAATAAGCTATACCCTAAACATGGAGGCGGGACTTTTACGCTATCTCGTGGAGGGGTATCGGGGAATGGTAGTGGGCTATACTTAGATAGGTCTAAAAGGGGTGCACCGTATTTGAGTAGGTATGTTCACTGGGGTATACAATGGGTATCTGAACGTTGTTTAATGGATATTAAATAGGAGAAATCATGGCACTTATGAATCACACTCTCTCGACTGAGCAGCGCATTCGGCGGCAACGTGTCACGGCTATGCGTGATGATCGGTTTGTGGCTATGGCTGGCATCATGAATTCCGGTGAGCTTATCATTTCGGCTAAGTCGAACATGACCGCAGCCACCAACGGACGTGACGAGATTTACAGCAGCGTATTCGTCGGCACCCTGAACGACAAGCAGTTGCGTTTCTTGGTGTTGCATGAGCCATACCACAAGATGCTGCGTCATCGTGCTCTGTCGAAGCAGATGAAGAACAAGCAGTTGGCTAACATAGCCATGGACTACGTGATTAACGGGATGCTGGACAACACAGCCGGTAAGATGGCTGACAACTTTATCGAGATGCCCCCGGGCGGATGCCTCGACCACAAGTATGATGGTATGGATACCTTGCAGGTGTACCGCTTGCTTGAGAAGGAAATGGAGGATGGTGGCGGCGGGGGTAATGGTGCTCCTACTGATGAGCATGACTTCGATGGTGAGCTTGACGAGATGCCTACCCTTGATGATGAGGATGAGGCTGAGCTTGAGAAGGCTATCGACACGGCGATCCGTCAGGGTGCTTACATGGCAGGTAAGCTGGGCGGTAAGCAGGATCGTGCTATGCAGGACTTGCTTGAGTCACGTATCCCATGGCCTGAGGAGTTGACCGACTTCGTTACCACCCACAGTGTTGGGCGTGATCTGTCTACGTGGCGCAAGCCATCGCGCAGGTTCCTCAGCCGTGGCGTGTACATGCCGTCTTCCTATAGCGAATCAACGGAACGGGTGACCATCGGCATCGACACGTCAGGCTCCATCGACCAGCATCAAATCACGGTGTTCCTCAGTGAAGCTAAGGTGGCTATTGAGGCGGCTACTCCGAAGATTGTTGACATCATCTATTGGGACGGTGCAGTGGCTGGGCACGAGGTGTATGAGGATGACGCGGTTCATGCGTTCACTGAGTCCACGAAGCCTAAGGGTGGTGACGGCACGCGGGTTGGTGCTATGCGGGAATACATGGTGGAGAAGAACATCAAGCCCGACTGCATCATCATCTTTACCGATGGCTACGTTGAAAGCGACTGGGGTACCAGCAACTGGCCCGCACCAGTAATGTGGGCGATTACCACGAAGGGTATCGTGGCTCCGTTCGGCAAGTCCCTGCGAGTGCAGTTGTGAACAGGGAGGTAGGTTACGCCTACCTCTTGTGTGGGGCTGAGATACGCACCCTGACGGCTACCATGACGGAAGCATTCGGGGCGGGTACCATCCCCTACTACATGGACCCCGTATCGTTCTACATAACTGACCCAAAAATAAACGAACCACCAAATCCAGTACATACAAAAGGGGCGGGGATCGCATATGGATATTGGAAGTTCTTCAATTGGTTGTTTTTCTAGGGAGGTAGGTTATGCCTACCTCTTGTGTGGGGCTGTGTTCCTCGCAGTAGACCGAGGCTGGATTTTTGGCACCATACGCACCGGTATAAACGGTAGGATACATTTTAAGGAGTACGTTAATGAGGAAATGGGTACCAGAGATTCTTGGTGGTACATCTTCCATGAGGATATGCAGGACCTAGAGTACCTTGGGGATGGGTGGCTCTCATGAACGAAATACCATTCGCCTACCTCTTGTGTGCCCCCATCTATACAGAACTACTCAACGTCATGACTGGGTTTGGTGACTGCTATGGGTACTCGTTCGGCTGGGTGGATGGTGTGGGTACTTCATATAACCCAACAGGGCATCAGCACGGTAATGGGCACTATGAGTACACAGTAACCACATTCCTCAGTGAAATCCTCACCATTAACTTTACCGTACAGGGCTGTGGAGACTGGACCCATGAACGCTACTATGGAAGTTAACTTCACCTACCTGCTGTGTGGTGCTCAGGTCGATCCTGAGGCGTGGATGAGCAACCTAGTCAATTGGACAGGTCAGGTTATTGGTGATAGCCCCTACAGTTGCCCGTCGTACCAGTATGGTGTGGGAATCGACTACGAAGAAGTATACGATCGTGTGTACTACATAAAGGGAGCCGGGGTAAGTCGCTTACACTGGGCGGAGCACTACAGTGCATGAAGTCCCGTATATCTACGCCCTCATGCGGTGTATGTTTAACTGCCACCACCCACACTCTGAACCATTCTGTATTGATGGGTGCGGGGAACGTACAGGATTAGAATGGGGAGGTGTACACGCAATACGTGTGAACCGTAGAGACACATGGGAAGTGAAATGGGATCGAGCCTATGAGTTCTACTCGGATGGGGATATCTATGTCAGAAAGAATTGAAGTCCCGTTCGTTTACCTGCTGTGCAATGCCCTGTTCCTAGACACCGCAGCCACTAGCTCTAGTTTACGTATTGATGGTAGTGGGCCGCGTACGGGTTTGGCTGGGGATATCCGCTTGCTTAACTACCAGTTGATTTATCGACAGCGTATCGACTACTGGGCGACGGATTGGGAGGAGGCGTATGAACTTGGTTGAAGTCCCGTTCACCTACCTACTGTGTAGTTCTCGGTTTTACTGGGCGTATCGAGATATAATTCATGGGGCTCCAAGAACAGGCTTTAGATCAGGACGGATTTACAGCGCTGATGATATGTATACTGAGTGGATAAACTATTGGGTAGGGTGCCACAGGGATATGCAGGCGAATGAATACTTTAACGAGGGGTGGCTTTCATGAACGAAGTCCCGTTTGCTTACCTGCTGTGTAGCCCCGTGTTCCACTGCACATACAGATACTCATCTAGGAGGCTAATAGATGGATGTGGGCCGCGTACGGGTAGAGAGGGAAGTATACCTGTGATGTCATCGATGGAACTTGTACGGAATATGCGCTTCTACGATGCACAATGGGATAACAGATTTAATGAGGGATATTGTTATGGGTGAAGTACCGTTCGCTTACCTGCTGTGTTTGGCAGAGCACCCGCCCTTTTATGAGGGAGGGACCATAAGGGATCGTATCTATGGTGCGGGGCACGGTACACTTTATACCGGGAAAATTAAGATAGACAATATCCTACTTCTCGGTGGTATACATCAGGATTGGAAATTCCAATGGTTGAGGGAGCATCGTCGTGGTATCAAAATCCCCGAGTGAAGTACCGTTCGCCTACCTGCTGTGTCAACCCGTGTTTCGCTGTACGTATGGGCATTCAACTAGACGTACCATAGATGGGTCGGGGTCACGGACGGCTAGGAATGGGACAATATCGGAGGATGAAACGGATACGTTTGTACGTCATTACTATATCGTGTGGCACAATAGAGCACAATTACTACAATTAGGATTCTACGGAGAACTACACTATGGCTAAGATAAACGAGCAAGCATTGCAGTGGTGGGACAACCTGCCAAAAGACAAACGCATCGAGGTACACAAGCTGTCTCGGTGGGGGCACCTGCCCTATGAGACTTACAGTAAATACACCGTGCTCATTACGCACACCTACAAAGCACTACATGGAGAAAAACGTGAAACACACTAAGCTGGTTAAAGACCCTGTGAATGGTGAAATCAAGGCGGTGCGTAGCGTCGTCTATCCTGAGCGTACGTGGTACACTGGTAAGGAGGCTAATGGGTACGGTAACGGCAATACTTCAATTCTTAAGCGGCCTGTCAAGGCCCAAGGTAAAAATGGATGGAGAGGATGACATGGAACAAGATCGCAACGCATTGGCAATCCACAAACCTGTAACCCTTATGTTCGGGTACAATACGTACGTGATGGAGCAGCGGGCCGCTACAAAGATCATAGAATGGCTTCGTGAGTCGCCTATGATCTACAAGGTGGACTCAAGGTACGTTGATGGTGTAAGCGTCCCTACACTTAACCCAGTGGAAGCGCGGGAGATCACCATGGGGGTAGTCACTCAGGCTTACATACTTACAGGATTGGAGAACGCTAAGCGGAAGTCGTAAAAATACAACAAACATTTCTCTTGACATGGACAATCAACCCTGTAGAATCGTGTCCACGTTGAGCAATCTCACGTAATCATCAATCAATTGGAGAATCATTATGTCCTTCGTAATCGAAAAGAATGTCCCGCATGTCGCAACCCCCCGTGGCCGCAAGCCTACCGAGTTCCCTTTCCAGAGCATGGAAGTGAGCGATTCGTTCCTGATCCCGCTGGCTGAAGACCTGACGGCTGAAGCGTTCACGAAAGCTGTTGATTCGTGGCGTCGGAAGATTCGCCTTTCGGTGAAGGTCCTTAACAAGGAATACGATTGCAAGTTCAGCACTGCTGTCGTGCCTGAAGGTCTGCGTGTCTATCGCACCGCCTGATTATCCAAGGATAATCAATCACTCAACGCCCTCGTAACTGAGGGCGTTTTCAATGGGGGAAAACGAAATGGAGTGCGGATTACACTGGCCTGACGTTGTTGTTATAGTGTCGGTCGTTATCATGATTGGTGCAGTGACAGTAGCACTTATCTGGAAAGGTCTATAGTGAACTGCCCGATATGCAGGAAGTGGTCACAAGTCAAAGAGACAAGATTCCAGAAAGAAACCAACTACCCTAGGCGGCGCAGAGAATGCGCTAATGGGCATCGCTTCTGGACTGTAGAGATTCCAGAACCAACTAAGGAGGATAAGGATGAACAAGGACGAAGTGTTTAGCGCACTGGTAGTGGGGGTGTGCATCACGTTCGCGGTAATGGAGGGAGAGGTGTGGCTAGGTATCTTCAGTGGCTTCGCTGCTGGACTGGTGCTAGGTACATGGTTTACTCGTCGCCTCACTGAGGCATTCCGAAGGGAGATTGATAATGTCCGAGAAGAAATTGACGCCGTGGTTTCCAAGTACAACACCCCCCGTACATGAAGGTCCTTACGAAAGGGAGTATACGGGTGGTATTTTCTTCTCGTACTTTGGGAACGGTAATTGGCACTGGTGTAGTAAATCAGTCAACGATGCTGAAAGAAATTACCAACGTAAAGTAAAGAGTAAACTAATGGGCCTACGTTGGAGGGGGGTTGTTAAATGAAAACTAACATTTGGGCCGATCCTGACACGATTCCAGTTGTGGCTAATGTATACAAACGGAAGTACAGTACGGGGGAATTCTATTCGTATTGGGATGGTAAGCGTTGGTATGCTTCAGCAGCTACCCCCGAAGGGGCAGAAATAGCCTATAACGCCAAGTACCTCAGTCTGGTAACTTATGCCAAGTGGAGGGGGTTGTTAAATGAGTAAGCCATTCGCGCCGATGTTGTCGGCTAATCTGGAAGACGTGCCGCTGTCGTCAATCAAGTTCCCGGTATACGTGTCCCCTAAGCTGGATGGTATCCGCGCCATTACCCTCAATGGTGAGCTTGTTACTCGCAACCTCAAGGGCGTACGTAATACGTACATCGCTAAAGACCTGAAAGGGTTGTCGCTGTTCGATGGTGAGCTTATCGTGGGCTCTCCTACTGACTCACGCTGCATGGGTAATACGTCGAGCGGGGTCATGGCTTTCGGCGGTGAACCTGACTACACCTACTGGGTGTTTGATATCCCTACGGATGATGACACGCCTTTCGAGACACGCATCCGCATGGTGCAGGATGCCGCTACAATAACAAACCACCCCCGTATCAAGGTGGTGCCACACGATATCGTCAGGAATGTCGAAGAGTTAATCGCCTACGAAGAAGAGCGAGTTAACGAGGGGTACGAGGGTGTTATGGTGCGGTCTATCGACGGCCCATACAAGTACGGACGTAGCACCCTGCGTGAGGGATACCTCATGAAATTGAAACGCTTTATTGACGGTGAAGCCGTTGTCATAGGGATGCAGGAGGCCGAAGAGAACCAGAACGTGGCGACCAAGGATGCCCTAGGGAGAACGAAGCGGTCCACCCACCAAGAGAACAAGGTAGGCAAGGGCATGCTAGGCGGGCTGCTGGTGCGCGATCCGAAGTTCGGGGATATGACGCTGGCTCCGGGTGTCATGAATCACTTGGACAGGCTACACTTTTTCAATAATCCCCACGATATCATGGGCAGGCGGGTGCATTGGCGGGCGTTCGGGTACGGTATGAAAGACCTACCAAGATTCCCACGTTATTACGGTATTCGAGAGGAGATGGTATAATGTTTGATGGCTGGCTCATTGGGGTACTGTCAGCACTGATAGCTTTTCTAACCTTCTTATTTGGTATGGCTTTCGACGCTTCTATGACAGAGAATTCCTGTAAGAGGATCGGAACCTTCTACATTAGTGAGCGTGTGTATACTTGCGAATATAAGGGGATGAAATGACAACCAAAACCAAATGGTTTCCTGCGTCACAAGACCCATGGGAGTCGGGAGTGTACGAACGGGAGTACAACTCATGGAGTGGTGATTACCAGTATTGGGACGGGCAGAATTGGTACTACGGTAGTAATGACGTAGTGGATACATTTAAAATCGGTGTAAACCCCGATAAACGACTTGCAGTGTTGCATGTTAACCGTAGGTGGCGCGGGCTGGCTAACGACCCTAAGGAGAAATGATGTCTGTTATCAGGGATATCTGCGCTATCATCGGCGTTAGTGTGATTCTAATGCTCCTGCTGGCTACCCTGCTGGGGTCGTTCGGCTGGAATTTCAGGCTGTGCTACGGACCCAAGGATAAGAGCCTACTGATTACGGAGGTGGAGAAGTAATGGCTACTGGACAGTTTGATGATTACGAAGACTTGAAACCCAGTCACTTTAGGGATGTAAAGAAAGAGAAGCCCGCCGCGCCTGCTGAACAGAGTCGTGGCCTGCTGATGTGCGCTGGCTGCGGATCACCAGACTGGCCCCTGCATGAAGACGGATGCCCTATACGGCACGCTGAGGTCAATCGTGTATGGAACAGCCCAATGACCGGATTCCGGGGCAGCAGGACACCTGACGCCGCGCCGTCAGTGGCACCGGAGCCGGTGGAGATGCGTCCGTACAACCCAACCGAGGCGATGCGGTGGGCTGCGAAGCGCATCGATCCGGCGCTGCCGCACGAACACATCCGGGCGCTGTGGTGCGTCATGTGGTCGGCCTATGCACACCCGCCCCGATCGCCGCTGACGGATGCGGAGATTGACGCGATGTGGCAGGTTGCTTATCCAGACCTATGCGACGAACCGAGATGCTCGTTTGACTGGTTTGAAGCAGGCATTCGGGCGCTTGAGCAGGCACACGGGATTGGAGGCAAGTGATGAAGATCAACCAACTAATCTTGCTGATCCTCGACTGGCCGTGCGATCAATTCGACAAGTTCCGAGACTGGCTGGAAAAGGGAGCCGCGAAATGACCGACACCACCGACCTGATCGCAAGGCTGCGCGACAACGCCCAGGGCATCAGCTTGGGCGCCGAAGGCATGGGCTGGGGCTTTGACGAAGCGATGTTGCAGGAAGCCGCCGACGCCCTCGAAAAGCAGGCCGCATGGCAAGCCGCCCTATCCGCGCCGCCCGGCTATGTGATGGTTCCGGTTGAGCCGACGCCGGAGATGGCGCAGGCGCTGATCGACTACAAGGGAGATGATGAGTTGTGGTGGCCCACTGACGTGTCACCGAACTACGCACTTGCAGCCTATCGCGTGCTGATCGCCGCTGCACCAAAGGAGCCAACATGAACGAACTGAAGCCCTGCCCGTTCGAGGCCAAAGCCGAAGCCATCGCCGCATGGACCCGCCGCGCACCGCCCGAGCCCGCCGCGCTACCCCCGAAAGAACGGCTGGCGTTGAACGTGCGGCACCCCGACTGCCACAAGGCTGCTGATGCGTTCTGGACGTACTGGGCCGAGAACGGCGAGACTCACAAGCGCGGATATTACGAATCGACGTGGGGCGCGATTAACCGAGCATTGCGAACTGTTGGCGTGGTTGAACACGGGCCTTCGCCAGCCGCAACTGTCAAGGATTCCTTGACACCTGACGCCGCGCCCTCAGTGGCACCGGAGCCGGTGGCGTGGCGATATCAAGATGCACGCGGCCACTATCGCTATCGAGCCTACAAGCCGGGGTTCGATGTTGAGTACGCAATTCTCAAGCCAGTACCGCTGTATGCCGCACACCCGCCCCGAGCGCCGCTGACGGATGCGGAGATCGTTTCAATAATGGAGGCCTGTCTTAATGATTGGGACTGGAAAGAATTCGCACGCGCCGTCGAATCCGCCGTGCGCCAGGAGCAGCCGCATGGGTGAGTACGCACGCATTCAGATGGCCGAAGACGCTCGCCGCATGTTTGGCGGCGAATGGGAGCCGGAAGACTTCGAGGACGAGCCGCGTACAAGCACGAAGCCACGGTGCCCGAAGTGCGGCAAGTATTTCCGCGTTCACCTCGCCGTGCGAGATCACATGCGCGACAAGCATAAAGCTACAGAAGCCGCCTACGGCATCAGCGCCGCAGCAATCGAAGCCGCCCACGGGATTGGAGGCAAGTGATGAGCGGCGCACGAAATCAGGATACATGGATGAACAGCGCACGGGATCAAGACGCAGGGATGGGCAATCGCCAGAGATGCGAAGTTAACGGGAGCCGCGAAATGAACTTATTTACTGGACTGAAAGGAGAACCTATGTTCTTGAGAGATGCTATCGTGGAGTCTACAGACAATGCCGTTTATAAACGGTATGAGTGTCTGGGTAATGTCCTGACGCGGGCATACGATCAGGCTGCTACGGGTAAGGGGGCCACTAGGCATGGGCAGGATATGCCGTTTGATGAGCAGCCTATGCAGGTGCTGCTGGGCCTGTTTGGTGTGGGTGGTGCGTTGTATCAGGCGGGTAAGAAGATGCAGGAATCGCAGCGGATGACACATGACGCGGCTATCAGGGAACTTCTGGGGGCCATAGTGTACATCGCCGGTGCTATCATTTACTTGGAAAAGAACAAGGAATGAGTACACCTGAGAAGAAGGTTAAGGATAAGTGTAAGGAGATTATTACCTCCTATGGGGCGTACTATTTCTTTCCACCAGCGAGCAGCCTAGGTAGGGCGGGAATTCCGGACATCATCGTGTGCTACAAGGGGAAGTTCCTAGGCGTTGAGTGCAAAGCCGGGTACAATAAGACATCTGCGCTACAGGAAAGGGAGATTGCCGCTATACATAAAGCTGGTGGCTCAGCTATGGTTGTACGTGAAGACACGCTAGACATGCTCACTGAATGGTTTATTAGAAACTAAATGGCAAAGCCTATCGGTAGTTCAGGTGGGTTGTGGATCGAGGGAATTCTGCTTATGCTTGACGAGCATGGTCCCTTGACTCTCTCGGATATGGTAGGTATTAGTGGAGCCGATAAGTACGTACTAGCGGCGTCCCTGCATAGGATGAGCAGGGACCTACCATCGCTCCCTAAGCGGGTTTATGTCTCTGGGTGGGTATACGAGGCTGATGGTGCCCGCCGATACCCTAGGGCTGTGTACGAAATAGGAGGATTACCTAACGTCAAGAAACCTAAACGAGATACCAACGCGAGAAGACGGGAAATGTACAAAGACAACGCTCGTGGAAGAATCACCAGCGTATTCGATCTTGGCATTAGCCTACGTAAGCTGAACGATAGAAAGCTACCACTAGAATCTGTTTAATGGAGAATCAAATGAACGAAGCACAGAAGTCAGTATTCAAGAAAGCCATCGCATGGCTTGATGCCTGTGGTGTGGAATATGTTGTACGTGATGCTGAAGGGAACTCGTGGCATAAAGGGGATATTAAGCTCGTTGATCTCACTACTGAGAAGTGTTGTGATGGACGGCCACGCAGGGCATGGAACTTCAAGCAGTATGGGTACGGCCCCAAGATCATCGCCATGCAGCCGGGGGATTCGATCACCCTGCCCTTTGAGGGACCTGTGAAGGATGACAAAGCTATGCAGGCAGGGTATGCTGCGGTAATCACTACCCACCTCAGGAACACGTTTGGTTCTGGGAACTGGGTCACGGCCCGTAGCCGTGACAAGTCGGGTGTTGAAATCGTCCGTGTGGCATGAGGTACGCAGGTACCTCTAACAAAGGTACCTATGAAAAAGCTCCTCATTCTTTCCCTGTTTGCTGGCGCTGCTATGGCCCAGACTACTCAACCTGTCTGGGTTTCTAATCCCGGCTACTCTATCTATAACGGAACATCTCAGAAAGGGATTGGCATCATCGACTCCCCTATCCGGGGCAATGGGTTGTTGCTCTCTCCGTTCAGGGGTTACCTTAAAGCTGGGGTAGCTGGGGCAGCTAAAGTAGACATGAACCGAGTGGGTGGCACCGCTGTGGGGGTGTATGGGATTGCTGAGGGTGTTGGTATCCCGGGAGGTCTACAAGATGAAGTTACAGGCATCTATGGGCGGGCTGATAAGAACGGCCCTTTTTGGGCTACTGGTCTGCATGGTGAATGTCTTACTGACGTATCAGGTACTGACACTGGGGGCTCTTGTATCGGTGTTAATGTTGAACTGATCGGTAAGAACCCGAAGACATTGATGGTAGGCTTGAACGTGCAGCCACGCCCGGAGGTACGCAACATGATAGGTATCCAGATTCAGGACAACCCTATTACGTCATACAAGTATGCGTACTCTGCACCTAACATGGTGATCCACATGGGTACCGTGGATGGCGACCATTTCTGCATGAAGTTCGTCCCTAACGGGCAGCGGCTAGAATTCTGGAGGAAATGTAACCGCCCAGACGCTACACGTACTGGGTACATCAACATGAACTATGGAGCGGCAGATACACCGATGAATAGATGATCCCTGAAATACCGTATATGTATTTACTGTCCCATGCGGATGTAGCAATAGCTGCTGATACCTCATGGAATTCCCCGGAATACACAATGAATATGTACGCCACGTTTGAGTATTGTCTATTCAACGTGTATTGGGTCGGGGCGGATAACTTTTATGGCGGTGCTGAATGGTACGTAAGTGAGACTCCTTACAATCACATATGGAAATAATTACAGCCGACTGGGAAACGTATTACGATAAGGATTTCTCCGTAACTAAGATTACCATGGAGGAGTACATACGTTCAGATCAATTTGAGTGTATTCTATTAGGATTGATAATGCCGGATGGCGTCAAGCGCGTTATCACTGGCACCCACGCAGAAATCCAATACCAACTAGATCAGATTGACTGGGGTAAGTACGCTGTCCTGTGCCACAATACGCTGTTCGATGCGGCTATCTTTTCATGGATATTTAACGTACGTCCTAGGTTGTGGCTAGATACCATGGGCATGGGTCGCGCCATGTTCGGCGGGAAAGGCAACAGCCTGAAGGCCCTCGCTGAGCGGTTCGGGTTGGAGGAGAAAGGCACGTACGTTGCCAACATGCAGGGTAGGCGGCGCGAGTCTCTGTCAGAGGCAGAATTCCTGCATTACTCCACGTATTGCTTACTCGATTGCCAACTTACTTTCGACCTGTGGACGATCATGAGTCAGGGGTTTTACAGCCTTGATCCATACGATAACCGGGGTCCATTCCCTAAGGATGAACTGAAGCTAATTGATAAGATAATCCGTATGTTTACGGAACCAGTGCTTCACCTAAATGTGCCCAAGCTAGAAGAACATTATAAGTTTGTGGTAAACCGAAAAGCTGAACTTATTGAGGCGGCTGGTGGGGTAGATAAAGCAGGGCTGATGTCGAATAACAAATTCGCGGAACTGCTGCAAGCCTTTGGAGTTGAGCCACCCACTAAGGTATCCCCGAAAACTGGTAAGGTAGCGTTTGCTTTCGCTAAGACCGACGAGGCGATGAAGGCTCTGTTAGAGCACCCTAAGTTAGAAGTGCAGGCGCTTGTAGCGGCACGGCTGGGGGTTAAGACAACGATTGAGGAGACACGCACTGCCCGCCTTATATCTATCGGTAGTCGTGGTAAGTTCCCTGTACCATTACGCTATGGCGCGGCGCGTACGCACCGGCTGGGTGGCTGCCTAGTTGCAGGTTCTTTGGTTTGGGTGTACGATCCTAGCCGGGGGCAGGCCGTCGAAAAGCGAATCGTGGACGTGCTGCTAGATGACCTCGTATGGGACGGGGAAGAGTTTGTACAGCATGAGGGAGTAAGTCATAATGGGTACGCCGAAGTCATTACACACGACAAAGTATGTGGTACAAAAGGACACAGAGTATTTACAGCTAACGGTGAGAGAACTTTGGAGGAGGCAAAGAACAGCGGAAAGAGTATCCAGACTGCAAAGCATTTTTCCACACATCATGTGGAAGCCGCTAGAAGACTATCAAAACGTAAGTCATAATGGGTTTATTTTATGCGCTTGTAGTTGTGGTAAAGAATCAAAGGTACGAGTAACTTCTATCCTAAACTCAGAAACACATAGTTGTAAGTCCTGTGCTATGAGGATAAGAATGCTATCGGTACCACCAGATAGACGTAGAGAGATAGCTACTAAGGCTTCACTTATAGCGGCTGAATTAAAATTAGCGGCATCAGATGCGTATGCAGTTAAATATGGGGAGGATAATCTAACCTCAACATATAATTGCCTAAATTCCGCTAAACAACGATGTACCAATCCTAACGCCAACCAATACGTAGATTATGGGTTAAGGGGGATATCATTTGATTTCCCATCGGTTCGGAGTGGGGCTGAATGGATACTTGATAATTTAGGAGTAAAGCCTTCCACTACGCATTCTTTAGATAGGATCGACAATAACAAAGGGTACACCCCGGGTAATTTACGTTGGGCTACTAGATCAGAGCAGGCTAGGAATAAACGGACTTACAAACGTACTAAAAATGGGGAGCGTATTAAAGAGATAATGAACCAGCGACAAGACCTAACTTACGAAACTATCCGCCTTTGGGTTAAACAAGGTCGAACTGACGAACAGATTCTTAACTCGACTAAATATAGCCGATATACACCATGACTTTAGTACCCGTCTATGACATCCTAAATTGCGGACCTAGACATCGCTATGCCGCTAACGGTAAGCTAGTGCATAATTGTGACAAAATAAATATGCAGAATCTAGGGTCCCGTGGCGCTGCTGCTGGTAAGATCAAAGAGGCTATTGAACCACCGGAGGGGTTTGTAATCATCGACTGCGACTCGTCTAACATCGAGGCGCGTGGTGTAGCGTGGCTGGCTGAGCAGGAAGACTTGGTAGATGACTTTAGAAACAAGGTCGATGTCTACTGCAAGATGGCGTTCAAGATATACGGCTACGAGGTCACTAAGGCTAACAAGCCACAACGCTTTCTGGGTAAGACGGTTGTGCTGGGTGCGGGGTACGGTACTGGTGGATTAAAGTTACAGATTACCTTGAAGGTAGCTGAGGACCCTATGCTGCTCACTGAGGAAGAGTGCAACGGTATCATTAAGACGTATAGAAGCACCTACCCGAAAATCCCGGCGTTGTGGAAGCTAGCTGATAAAGCTATTCAGGCTATGCACGATAACAACACCATGTGGCTGGGGCGTGAGGGGGTGCTGTGGGTGGATGGTAAGAAGGGTATCCGCCTACCGAATGGGTTGTATCTTAGCTACCCACAACTACACAAAGACAAGGATGGTCAGTGGCTGTATAAATCTGACTACGGCTACACTAAGCTGTATGGAGCGAAGCTGATCGAGAATGTGTGTCAGGCTCTGGCACGTATCATTGTGATGTCGCAGCTACTGTTGATCGCCAAGAAATACAAGGTTATCCTCACGGTGCATGATGCCGTGGCGTGTTTGGCTAGGGTAGAGCAGGCTAAGGAGGCTGAGGAGGCGCGAGCGTACGTAGAGGCGTGTATGCGCCATGTCCCCGAGTGGGCCGCTGGCTGGCCGCTCGACTGTGAGTCTGGTGTGGGAGCGAACTATGGAGAATGTTAGTAAAGAAGTACCATTCATGTATCTGTTAGCGGGGGCTAATATATTCGTAACTCGTGTAGAGTATCGTACCCTCCGTTTTTGGTATTTACAACATGCACAGGGTAAAGTCAGTTCCCGGAGTTATAACAGCCCAAACTAACTATTTACTGCTTCTTAATATCTACACATTTCGCTTCTACGCTGACTTCTAACACCATGAATCCAATACCCTACCAATACCAGTTATGTGGAGCGGTTTTAAGTCACAGGACGCAGCATTTCATACGTGGTAAGGGGTACGAAACATTAAGTGAACACTATCGCTTGCTCTACTCCTACATGACGATCATCCAGATAATCTACCCAAATATAAGGTACAAAGATAATGTCTATTATTATTGATTACGCACAGCACCTGATGAAGATCGAAGCCCTGTCCCGTGAGGCTACGGACTTGTGCCTTGAAAAGAAGTACAGCGCAGCTATCCTTGTCACTGACGAAATCCTAGTGCAAGCACGGTTCCTTCAGGCTACGCTGGCTATCATGGAGGCTAAGGGGTGAAAGCGTGGAGTTTCAGTAGCCTTAAGGCGTTCAAGACTTGTGCCAAGCAGTATTACGAACTGCGGGTGGCTAAGAACTACAAGCAGGATGACAACACAGAGGCTATCCTGTATGGGAAGGATTTCCACAAGGCGGCTGAGGATTACGTTCGCAGCGGTGTGGCCCTACCTGAAAAGTACAACTATACCAAACCCTATCTGGACACGCTGCGTAGCCTGCCCGGGGAGATTCTCTGTGAGCACGAGATGGGTCTGACTCAGGACTTGCAGCCGTGTGGGTTTCATGATCCACTGTGCTGGCATCGTGGGATAGCGGATTTAATAGTTATTAACCGGGAAACCGACGTAGCGCGTGTGATAGACTATAAAACTGGGAAGTCCGCGAAGTATGCGGACACTGGGCAGCTAGAGTTGATAGCCCTGTGCGTGTTCAAGCATTTCCCAGAGATTAAAAAGGTGAAAGCGGCACTGCTATTCACTGTGGCTAACGCATTCAAAAAGGAGGTGTATCAATCTGATAGGCAGCACACATACTGGCGTAACTGGATGGGCGACGTTGAGCGCCTTGAACGGGCGTTTACTTCTGGAATCTGGAACCCTGTTAAGGGACCGTTCTGTAGGAAGCACTGCCCTGTCGTGACTTGTGTACATAATGGAGCGAATTGATGAGTACAGTTGACGATGAGATTTGTGACGGCTGCGAAATGCCCGTCGATGATTGCCACTGTAATACCTGTGACGAGGAGGAAGAAGATGAGTGATACCCAAGCTGAAGATACAGCACTGTTGATCGAGATGGATAAGCAGGTACAGAAGCGCGTAGCTGACTGTATCCACGATCTGTTGTCTAGTAGAGATGACATGGCTACCTACCTCATGACGGGGTTTGTTAACCACCCGAATACAGCTAGGTTGATTCGCAACCGAGTTGCTACTGAAATGCGGAGGCTCAGGGAGGAAGAACTGTACACAAGAGGTACACCCGCTGGCATGGGTAATACTGGTATGGTAGGTATGGGTAATACTGGTATGGTAGGTATGGGTACATGGACTAACAGTACCGCTACCGTTACGACTGTAGGGGGTGGCGGTGGTGGAGCGATCAATAGTGGTAACTCTCTACAGAACGCCTATAGTCAACAAACGAACACCTACAACCCGTCAACACAACAGGCGGCTCTACCCGTGGCAACCGACACGACCACCCAACTGACGAAGCAGCAAGACCAATCATGGCTTGACAGGATCACGGGGAAGAAATAAGCTACACGGAAGATCGTTAGCGGGAGCATCATCGTGCCGTACAAAGATAAGTCCGACCGGGACCATTCTCGTGAATACAAAGCCTTCTTAGAGAATGGTGGTAGAGCAAAGCAGTCGGAAAGACAGCGGGCTCGTAGAGCCTTTGATAAGGAACACGGTCATGCTGCCCGTAAGGGTAAGGCTCTTGACCACAAGAAACCAATCAAAGACGGAGGTAAATCCACCCCCGGTAATGTGCGGTTGATGTCGTTCAGCGCAAACAGCGCGAAGAACTACAAGAGTAAAGCTAGCTCAAAGTAATAGGGTTGGGGGTTCCCGGCCGCTGAGTAAACAGTAAATCCGATTGACCACCGTAAGTGGTCATCATAGCTCAACGGCATACCGCCCTTGGGCCTCTTCTCTTTTTCTAGGAGATTTATGGAACAACTGAAACTTCCGTTCGTCAAGCACATTATGGTGGACCTAGAAACACTAGGTACTCGACCCGGGGATGCCATTCTTTCCATCGGCGCTGTGGTGTTTGACCGTAACGGTATTAGTGATGAATTCTATGTAGCCATTAACCCATCGGACAGCAAGGCTCTGGGGTTCAAGTCGCAGAAGTCCACCATCGAGTGGTGGGGCAAGCAGTCCCCGGAGGCCAAGCAAGCCGCCTTCTCTGGGACAGAAACGGTCAAGGGTGCCCTCGACTCGCTCGACGTTTTCATCCGCTCCCAAGGCTATGTGGACGTTCGTGTATGGGGTAACGGCGCGGACTTCGACAACGCTATGTTGTCAGCGGCCTTCAATCTGGTGAAGATGGAGATTCCGTGGAAGTTCTGGAATAACCGCTGCTACCGCACTATCAAGAGTCAATATCCAGCCATTAAGTTGGAGCGTACTGGTACGTATCACAACGCGCTAGACGACGCGAAGTCGCAGACAGTCCACCTGCTAAGTATCGTTGAGAGTGGTAACCTGACCGATCTGCTGTAAACAAGGGAAGGCTACTGATGAAACCCAAATGGCTATGCCGAGAGGTACTACCTCTACCGTACTTCACACTTTGCCTTAGTAGGAAAGAGTTCCATACGGAGTTAAAAATGCTAGGTGTAGATAAACGAGAATGGCCCACGTTTATAAAAACCCCTAGGGCCGATGCTACTACATCATATGTACATAATAGAGATGGGGACCTATGCGCTATTGTTTGTTTACGTGAAAGGGAAGGTATTACGCCTATCGCAATTGCGGCTTTGTTAGTGCATGAAGCGGTACATATTTGGCAGGCCCATACTGCCCAATTCGGGGGTGATGATGCCGGAGAGTTTGAAGCCTATAATATACAAACTATATCTCAGCGTCTAATGTACGAATATACACGTCGCAATGCAAATCATTGACAACAAGGCTTTATGTCTACGGGTAAGGAACCCGCATAAGATCACGGCTGTCATTCCGAAAAGCAAGGTTATCGCGCACTACCCTGAACAGGGTGCTTATGATGTGTTGGTACACTGGGGGTTGGAGGAGGCTCAGGTTCTAAAAAACCTAGGACTTAAGAAAATCCCCAGCCCCATACTGAGTAAGTACAATTGGCCCGGTATGTATAGGCCGTTCGATCACCAACGATCTACGGCGGCGTTTCTGACGATGCACCAGCGCTGCTATAACCTGAGTGAGCCGGGATGCGTAGACGCCGAAACAGAGTATCTTTCTCCAACTGGATGGAAGAGTATTTCTAACTACACTGGAGGTAAAGTAGCCCAATATCACCCAACGACAGGTGAGGCGGAATTCGTAGACCCACAAGAGTACGTTAAGCTGCCTTGCGACACTATGATCCAAATAAAGACTAAGTACGGGTTAGACCAGATGCTTAGCCCTGAGCATAGAATTCTTATTGAAGATAGTAAGGCTCGTCTTACAGGGCGGCAAAAATTGGAGACTGTATCAGCCGCTGAGTTGTTTGATAGACATAACAATTTTCATGATAAAATACCTTCAGTAGTTATAGGTAACAGAAAAGCTGGTACTACAAAGATAGCTTTTTCCGCCGCCGCTATACCTACTGTATTTACAGTAAACCCAAGTACCTCTTTAGCAATATCAGATATTGAATTACGTCTTCAAGTAGCTGTTATAGCTGACGGTCATTTTAATTCAGGGACCAACAGATGTGTAGTTCGTCTTAAAAAAGAAAGAAAAATTCTAAGGCTTAGAGAGATTCTTGAAGAAGCTAACGTTGTCTATAAAGAAAGGCTAGATGAAAGTTTTTCTGGTTCAGGGTTTACCGTGTTTTCTTTTGAAGCCCCAAGAAGAGACAAAGAATTTACAGAATACTACTGGAATGCTTCAGCTAGTCAACTTCATCTAATCGCTGACGAATGCCAATACTGGGATAGCTGTACTACACGAGGTTTTAGGTTCTCTACGTTCGTAAAAAACTCAGCCGACTTTATTCAGTATGCTATAATTTCATGTGGGTATACAGCTAGATTGTTAGCTCATTCTAGAGACAGACGTGGGAAAACAGAGACTGAATATGTAGTACAAGTTCGTCCAGAAAAAGCCTTGCTAATGAAAGGTCCGCATAGAAACTTAAAAGTAGTCCCTTCAACTGATGGATATAAATACTGCTTTAGGGTCCCAAGTACCTACCTTATATTTAGGCGTAATGGATGTGTTTTTGCTTCCGGTAACACAGGTAAAACCTCAGCCTGTGCATGGGCAGCGGACTACCTGATGACGAAGAAGGTATTTAGTCGGGTATTGGTTATCTGCCCACTGTCTATCATGGGGTCAGCATGGCGAGGTGATTTGTTCCGTACACTTATGCACCGTAGGGTAGACATCGCGCATGGTAGTCCTGAGAAGCGTAGGAAGGTCATCGAGTCGGACGCGGAGTTCGTGATTATCAACTTCGATGGTGTGGAGGTGGTACTACCGGAACTTAAGAAAGCTGGATTTGGGCTGGTTGTTATCGACGAAGCTAACGCGGTAAAGACACACACTACAGATAGATGGAAGGCTATCAATTCGGTGTGCTCTAATACGTGGTTGTGGATGTTGACAGGAACCCCGGCTTCGCAGAGCCCAGCCGATGCCTACGGGCTGGCCCGGATGATGCGCCCACAGTCTGTACCACCGTACTACGGATCGTTTAGGGACATGGTAATGAACAAGATTACCCAGTTTAAGTGGGCTCCTAAACCCAACGCCCGCGATACAGTATTCAACGTGCTTCAACCGGCTATACGCTACACTAAGGAGGAATGCCTAGACCTACCTGAAATCCTGTACACTACCCGGAATGTTCCACTATCCCCACAGCAGCGTAAATACTATGACCTACTGAAGAAGCAGTTCCTGATGGAGGCGGGTGGGGAGTCGGTATCGGCGGTTAATGCGGCAGTAAACATTAACAAGCTATTGCAGATCAGTGCGGGGGCTGTGTACACTGACGACAAGAACGTAATTGAGTTCGACATCAAAGAGCGGTATAGGGCGCTGATGGAGGCGATTGAAGAGTCTACTAATAAGATTCTAGTCTTCGTCCCATTCCGCCACAGTATCACCCTACTACAGGAAAAGCTGACAAAGGACAACATCGTATGCGACGTGATTCATGGTGGTATCTCCCCTACGAACCGAACCGATATCTTCAATAAGTTCCAAACTACACCCGATCCAAGGGTGCTGATTATCCAGCCAGCCGCAGCCTCCCATGGCGTCACTTTGCACGCAGCCAATACGGTTGTGTGGTGGGGGCCAGTAACCAGCTTTGAAACGTACACTCAGGCGAACGCTCGCGTGCATAGAGCAGGTCAGAAAAACCCTTGTCTGGTGGTGCGGCTCAGTGGCTCTAAGGTGGAGGATCAGCTATACAAAGCGCTGGAAACCCGCGAAGAGGCTATGTTTAACCTGCTCGATCTGTATAAGGAAGAAATGGAGGGAGCCCCTTGACACAGGCCAACCCGTGACATAGACTAACAATTCACTCAGGAGAAACCATGTCCCTACCAACAGAAAAGCTAGTTAGGGCGTACATCAATCTACGTGAAAAGCGTAAGGAGATTAAAGCGGCCTATGATGCCGAAGAGTCCGTCCTTAAAGAGAAGCAGGACCTTGTAGCCAAAGCCCTCGTGGATACCTGTAAGGAAGCGGGCAGTACCATCCTCAGGACCGCCATGGGTACTGTCACCCAGACTGTCAAAACACACTACTGGGCATCCAACTGGGATGAGTTCATGGCATTTGTCCGTGAGAACGATGCCCCCGAGTTGCTTGAGAAGCGCATAGCGCAAACCAATTTTAAGGAGTTCATAGAGAAGCACCCAGAGAAGTTCCCCAAGGGAGTCAATGTAGACTCTAAGTACGACGTAGTAGTTCGACGCGCTAAACCAGCCAATACAGGAGAGTAAATATGTCTAATCAAGTCGCTTTGTTTGAAGGTGGTAGCCTGACTATCCCCGCGTATCTGCGCGGTGAATTGGATGCTTCAACCAAGTCCCTGATGGGGAACTTTGACGGTAAGCGGATCAGCATCGAGGGTGGTGTGTTCCGCATGATTGTCGGTGGTAAGGAGGTGGCAAAGAACGACGAACGCAGTATGAATGTCGTCATCCTCCGTAATGCTGAAACGAATAACCGCCAATATTACAAGGGTGAATTTGTGCCCGGCCAAAAGGCTCAGGCTCCCGACTGCTGGTCCGACGATACGATTACCCCTAGCTCGAAAGTCAAAGAGCCACAAGGTACCCACTGCGCTACCTGCCCGCAGAACATCAAGGGTAGTGGGTCATCGTCTGATCGACGTGCGTGCCGATTCTTCCGGCGTACTGCTGTGATGTTGGAAAACGACATCGGTGGTGATATCTACGCTATGACTATCTCGGCGCAGTCTATCTTCGGTGACGACCCGAACAAGATGGGGTTCCAGCAGTATGGTCGGTTCCTTGGTGGGTTCCAGCTTAATGTGAATGCTGTGGTTACGAAGCTGAAGTTCGACACGGACGCAAGTACCCCGAAATTGATCTTCACTGCGGCTCGCGCTCTGACTGAGGATGAATACGCCCGAGTTAAGGCTGCTGTGGATCACAAGGATACGCTGAATGCTATCTCGATGAATCCGGGGGGGATTGACGTTGCGGCATCGCAGCCAGCTACACCGTACGAACAACCCGCTGCACCTGCCCCTAAGCCTGCTCCCGCCCCAGCACCTGTGACGGCTAAGCCTGTCATGACTCCTAAGCCCGCTATGAAGGCGGCTTCCGGGTTCTCGGTGGAGAAAGCAGCGGCTGAGGTTATTCCTGAACCAACTGTACGTACAGCGGCTACCGTGCAGGAATTGGTGGGCTCTGCGGGTACTGTGGACGTTAAGGGGGTACTTGACGAGTGGGCTGATTCGGACGACTAATTAACTACGGGGGGCTTCGGCCCCCTTCTCAGGAGCTATAATGCGTAGTTATTCAGTTAGTTTCGTGGCTGAGGTGGAGTGTATGCACGACTGGTCCCCAAAGAAGTTAGGGCCAGCGTTAGGTATGCGGTGCATTGGTTTGGATATTCCGGTAGCAAAGATAGCGGTAGACCTAGGCGTGTCTAGGTACACTGTTTACCGATGGTTCTCTGGGCGAGGTGAGATTTCCAGACACCTTGTAGACAAGGTGAAAGCGTATTACGATGCGCTCCCCCCGCCCGCCGCTACCGGCTCCTGATCCACGGTTCCGTGGGTCGGTCTACAGCATACCGACATGATAATTGAAGAATTCCTTGGGGCTATCTTGCCCACAAAAGGTAGGTATTGTATTGTAGGGATAGACAAGACAGGGGCGAAGAGTGTTAATACACAGACAATCCATAGGCGTTCAAATACAGTAGAGCAAGCCGTTTCCGACACTCAGGACCTGATGCAGAGAGGGTACAATTTGTACTACTGCACGGGCGGTTTGGGGGCACAGGATAATCGGCAAGCTGATAACGTAGTTTCAAAACGTGAACTGTACATTGACATCGATTGCGGTGTAGATAAACCATACGCTAACATAGCTGAAGGCTCAGCCGCTCTAAAGCTATTCCTTGTTGAGACTGGTCTACCAAAACCTACTATCATCTATTCAGGCAATGGGTTTCACGTCCATTGGTTCTTTAAGGAGTCGATTTCTTGTGAAGACTGGCTTCCAGTAGCCACCGCATTAAAGGCTCTATGTAAGGAGAAGAATTTCTATGTAGACCCTACCGTGATGGCAGACCTGACGCGCATCCTGCGTATCCCGGGTACTGTGAACCTGCGTGGTGGGGCTACGGTTGAGTTAGTTAACCGCATCATATACCACGATTTTGAATCCCTGAAAAACATCATTGGTGTGGATCAGGCGGCGATGCTGCGTCAAGCTAAGAAGACCCTGAATGTCACGTTGGATGCGTCCACCAAGTCACTGTTGAGCAACAGGCAATCGAAGTATGAAACCATCGTCATTAAGTCCATCGGGGGTACGGGCTGCGCTCAGGTTAAATACGCTGTCGAAAACTCTGACAAGCTATCTGAACCACTTTGGCGAGCACATCTGTCCAACGCCCACGTTTGTGTTGACCGTGATTATGCTATCGATATTGTTTCTCGTGATTATCCTGATTACGAGTACGAGTTAGCAGACCGTAAGGCACAAGACACTAAGGGTCCCCAGAGTTGTGAGATATTCCAGACCCTAGAGCAGGCATCGTTGTGCGCTGGGTGTTCGTATGCTGGCAAGATCACAGCACCTGTACAGCTTGGATATGAGGTAGCTAAGGCCCCTGAAAACACAGTGGTTACTGTCCCCCAAGTGGATAGCCCCGACAAGATTTATGTCCTCCCGACATTGCCGTTTCCGTACTTTTTCGGTAAGAACGGCGGGGTATACAGGGGTACGGAAGCGCCTGATAAAGAGACAGGACTGATGGTCAGGGTGGATGAGTTGATCTACCCACATAACCTGTACTTGTTTAGGCGGATGACTGACCCTGATCTAGGGGACATGCTGTGGCTACGACTGCACCTCCCTAAGGATGGTGTACGGGAATTTGTGCTGGCGCAGAGTAGCTTGATGGCGCTGGATAAGTTCAGGGATGCTATAAGCGCTAAAGGAATTACCTCTACGGAGGCACAGCTACGGAATCTGCAACGGTACGTGGTACGTACAGTGGAAGAGTTACAACACAAAGAAAAGGCGGAACTTATGCACGCTAGGTTTGGTTGGACACAGAACGACACGTTCATCATCGGGGATAGGGACTACCGCCCGAATGGGGTGTATCACGCACCACCAGCAAGTCAGCTTATACAGCTAGCCGGTAACATGGAGCCTAAGGGTGACATCGAGGCGTGGCGGGGTATGGCGAATATCTACGACACCCCGGGGATGGAGGCTCAAGCCTTCGTCTTGTTCGCTGGGTTTGGGTCACCGCTGATGCACTACTCGATGGAGGGTGGATGCCTGATTAACCTGTTCAGTAATGACAGTGGTACTGGTAAGACGACGGCGATGATGATGATGAACAGCATCTTTGGGCACCCAAGGAAACTCCTGCTGATGAAACAGGATACGCTGCTATCTAAGATCAACCGTATGGGCACCATGAGTTCGATAGCCGTATCGGTGGATGAGATCACCAATATGCGGTCGGAGGATGTCTCTGACTTCATGTACAGTATCACGGCTCAGCGTGGACGTAATCGTATGTCCTCTAAGGAGAACACAGAGCGTACGAACCAAGTGGAGTGGAATAACATCTGCGTATCCACGTCGAATAGCAGCATGGCTGACAAGCTGCGAGGGCTCAAGGAAGACCCGCAGGGGGAATTGGCCCGCTTGATCGATATCCGCGTTCGCCCTGCTACCCATATCGACAAGGCTCTAGCTGACAGAACATTCAACGTGATGTTTAGTAACTACGGTGTAGCTGGTGATATCTACATGCGCTACGTGGTGGCTAATCCTCAGCAGGTGATGCAGGTACGTAAGGAAACCACCGAGTGGCTTGAAAGCATGTTCATGTTTAAGGGGCCTGAACGGTTCCACGCTAACACCATCATCAATTCAATCGCCGGAGCCCTGATCGCTAAGCAGTTAGGTTTGCATGACATCGATATCGGTCGCGTTGTGATGTTCCTCTTGGAAGTGTACCGTGGTGTGCGGGAAACCATCGCGCAGTCTAAGAACGACCCTGAGAGCATCTTTAGTAACTTCTTGGCCGAACATCGTCACTCCATCCTCATCATCAACAATTCCGCCACCAAGGGTGTACCCACTGCGCCTATCATGGAACCCAGATTCGATCTGGTGGCGCGGTTTGAGCCTGACGAGGATCGGCTTTATATCATGCAGTCTGCGTTTACTAAGTGGTGCTCTAAGAACCAAGTCAATACCCGTGAATTGATTGAGGATGTCAAGTTCAAATACAATATCAACATGGCGCTGGTTAAGAAGCGCATGAGTAAGGGCACGGTGCTGGATATCTCAGGCTCAGCCCGCGTGTACGAAATCCCGCACGCAGCGAAGCGATTGGGTGTTTCTATTGAACCAGATGGAAAAGACCTATCTCACTGACTATAGGCTGATAACGAATAACGTCGAATTCGACGTGCCTATACATGCCATGGGGCCGGGGGATAGCGTGTTCATCCCCTGTACCGACACCATCGGGGTCACCAAGGCCCTAGGTCAGCTACTGGCCCTCCACGAGGCCCAAGGAACGATGCAGGAGCGCATCGAAGCGGGCTGTCTGGGGGTCAGGGTGTGGCGGGTCAGATAGTGTGCTACAGTCGGCTTGCGGGCCTCTCCTCCCGCGTTTCCTAGTGTTTGCCCCCGGTTGCCTTCGCAGGGCCGGGGGCTTTTTTACACCTCGGATTTAGCCTTGTTTATTTCATTCCTGATAATAAACACATCTTGGGCTACTTCATTCTGTGTACGCAGAATCTCATTCAACTGCTCCCGTCGTTCTGACGGTGGTACACCCTCTTGCTTGTCAATCAGCTTCGCCCATTCCCGCAGCTTAGATAGCGTTTCCAGCTTGTTAGCAATAACACCCTCGTATGCTATCAGCGGGTAGTGCTTCATATAGTAGTCATCAGCCTCCTCAGGGTTTTCCTTCAGAATGCTCTCATACGTGGCTTTCGCTGCCAGCGTCTCCTCACGGAGCTTATAGAGTTCATCCACCTGACGAGTACCAATCTCGCTCTTCATGAACGTACTAGCACCACTGATCTGCGCCAGCATATCCTTGTGCAGCGGGCGATCTGTGCGTGTCGGGTTAACCATCATATCCATCAGGCCAATAGCAATACCGCCAGTGGTCCCCAGAATCCCCCGGAAAAGGTTCTCTAGTTTGATCGGTGAATACTCGATGTGTAGCATATGCAGGGCTTCCGACAACCCAGCCATAGACTCTGAGGTAGACGAATTCTTACGCTGGAACGCATCCATTTTCGCCATTGACTGGCTCTCTAACGGGCGACCGAGGAAGAACGAATAGTTCGTCATGTTTTCCAGTACAGGGCGAATCGCCACAGGAATGGTATTTGGTGACAGTAAAACGTCAATCAAACCGTACTTGGCAAGCTGCCCAATAATCTGAATACCATCCCGCTCCTCAGGGGTGCCCAAATTGCGGTAATACGACACCACACGCTCAGGGATCGCCTTGAAGATCAACGCGAGGTCTTTCGGTAGCGGGATAGATGGAGTGAACCCCAGTTCCTTACCACCCGGGAAGATGATGTTGGCATCCCGAATATAGTCAGGCTGCTTTTCATAGTCATCGTCACCCACCATCATGAGAGCGTACACGGTACCCATAGCGGTCAGAATACCCATACGCTTCCAGAACATGGCGCGAGCATCTTTAACCGTCAACCCCGTAGCCCCACCCTCACCAGTAGCAGCCGTGTAAAGTTTATCTATACCACGGAGATAGGCGTTGAAGAACGGTACCGTGCGAATGATGGTATCCAGCGAGCGAGCACTGCCCCGCCTAGAGAAGTTGATAATCTCCCGGGCACGGTGCGCGGCAAGCGTTTGGTCCCCTGTCTCCGCTAGCGTCTGTTCGTAGATAGCTTTACGTACCACGAGGTCAGATGCCTTCGACAGAGACTCACCAACGTGCAACAGGGTCTGGAATGGATTACGCCGCTCGACACCCGATTCCCTTAAGACATTCTTAACAGTGTTGGTATGTGTCGTGTCATAACTACCAATGATACCCAGCCGCTCAAGTTCCTTAACGAGGAGAGTTTTCTTACCAGTGAGTTCACCCAACGCTACCTTAGGGAAGTCGAACAGAATACGTGGTACCAGAGCCTTCGGATTATCCACACCAGAGAACGTATAGGCCCGCACCATGTCCTGAGCCACCTGTGCGAACGCAAACCCCGGCAATAGCGTTACACCAGCCCGCATCGTTTTAGCGATATTCTGGAACGCCGTGACGAGACTTCCTACCTCCGTGGGCATCCCGGCAAACGCCGCCACATCAAGCGGGTCCATGACGTAAAATTCTGCTCTTTCTCCTTTGATGTACGTGGACACATAGTGTTTTTCCGTTCCGGGTGGGTGCATGGCATTCACCGGAGTCAGTTTAGCGTATCCCAGTCGCTCCAAATCTGATAGTGATCGCCTAACCGCATTGACTTTAACCGCATCTCCAACCATCCGCGAGGACAACGCTAAGAACGCATTAACAATGTCGCCAACCTGACGTTTTGTCGTGGAGCCTTTGAACGGACGATAAGCAGCCACCCCTTGCAGGCCCCGGCTCTTGCCCGTCGCCTTAGCCAACACGTTATCCAGATCATCCAAACGGTCGAACGGAACGTAGGCCGTAGCCTCCTTCCAATCCTCTGCCTTATCCTCCGATATACGTCCAGCCTCAACCAGATTATCAATCAAGTTAAACCGAACAGCATCCATCATTTCCAGAATCTCCTGCGCTTCCGGCGTGGCGTTATACGCCGCTTCCATGGCTAGGATTTCTGAAGGAGTAAAGTCCAGTTGGACGAGGTTCTCATCCCGTAGCTTATCCGCCAGTTTCTGCTTACCAGCCGCTTCCATTGCTAGCGCTTGAACCTCGATGTCCTGATTGTGTTTAAGCAGGGCCGCTTCCCGATGACCGTACATCAACGTGCTGAGCGTCTTCACGGTCTGCTCATACGTCTTACCTTCCTGCTGAGCTATGGCATTAACATACTCCACCACCTTTTCACCAGACACAGGGCGACCACGAGTGATTGGGAACCGTGCCGTATCAGGGGTAGTCAATTCTGTAGCCGTGTACATACCATCAGCGGTCTTCTTCAAACCACCAGTAGTAAGTACAGCCTCAGCGATACGCTGGAAGTCCAGAGCCTGTGCGAGCAGCAGGGCAGGATTCGTATTCCCCAGAGCGTCACGGACCTTGTACCCATACCCTTCCCACAGCTTCTTATCCAGCGAAGCCATCTTGTCGGTGAGCAGGTTGCGAACCTTCCCTATGGTACTTCCGATAATAATGTCTTTAATGCTTTGGGAAAGCGTAGGGTCCTGCTTGATCGCTATGATGTCCGCTGACGAAGCAAGCTGCTCATTAGCTGTGGTGTTAATCGCGTAGGAATACGATTCCTTTGGTCCCAGTTTACCGAAGTGCAGGACATTACTCTTGTTTACAGCCGGGAGCGCTTCAAGCAGCCTATTTACGGCTGACCTATCCTGTGGTGGGCGGTTGGTCAGATTCAACCAGAAGTCCACAATCCTATCCCACAGAGAGCGCTTACTACCCGCATCCAAAGCCTTAAGCTCCCGCTGGAACGCTGGATTAGAGTACGCCTCAGATACGAATTCCTTTACGTTCGTAAAGCCGTATGATTTGCTACCACCACTTCTAGCCTTGTAATCCTTGTATATTTTCTGGAATACCTTAGCAGATGACGCATTAGCGTTTATCGCGTATACCGTAGCAGCGTGGGCAAACTCATGTAGGAAAGCATACTCAGAGTCGCCCCGTTGGAAGATAACAATAGCGTTGTTGCCTTCGTCAAATACAGCCAGATACTTACCACCCCTAGAGGTATCAATTCGGACAGGTACGTGTACAGGTAGTTTCAGGTACGCTTTAGCGAGCGCTTTGTAGAACGGGCTAGATCCCGAATGACTGAGGAATTTAAGGATGGTGTTAGTATCCGCCCTAGAGTCGATAAGCTGCTCAACAGCCAAAGATACAACAGGGTCCCCTTCGGAATTCCGACTGACCGTAGGCATGACTACCGTTTTCAGTAACTCATGTCCAGCCTTAATAGCGTCTTCAGCGTGTACCTTATTCTTCAGGTCACCATTCTTGGTGAAATACTTCTTCCGCCATTCCTTGAATTCAGGTAGAGAGTTCGGGACGTTGTACTCAATCTCGTCGTCCAGCGTGGCGAGGTCAGTGATGTTGTAGGGGTACTTCGGCGCGGGTTGCGCTTCTCCCCTAGCTATCGCCTTACGCTTAGCTTTATCAGCTTGGTAGTCATCAATGTAGGCTTCGCCTATAGCCCCCTCAAACTCCGACTTTTCCTTGTCGTACAGTTTGTAGTATGCGGACTCCGCGCGTTTCGCGGCTTTATAGAATTCCTTATTGGCTGCTTCCAATTCAGCAGCGGCTGACATCTGCTCAGCTTCGTTACCTGTAAACTCGGCTATCTGTAGACGCTCCTCAGCAGCATCCCGGGCCGTTTCAAGAGGCTTAAGAGCGGCTTTATGTTCCGCCAGTTTCCCACGATACGCCTGCTCCTGCTCCGGGGTAATACCACTGACAAGGGGAGGTTCATACTCCGTCTTTTTCGCCGGGAGCGGTTCGCTTAGTGTAGGCTGTAGTGGCGGCGTTCCTCGTACGTCATTTCCAGCAGGTGCGCCAGTATCTCCCACTCCTGATACGACAGCTTTACTAGCTCCTCTGGTACGGGGCTTTCCATTTCCGTTTCCAGATACAGGAACGCTTGAGACACTTGTGTTACCGTCAGCCGCGACAGCAGGGGCACCATTTCCGGCGTCAGTTTCGGTGGCATCAGTTGTCTCCTCAAATCCCGGTAGCGCTAATTGTTGTCGGCGCAGATAGTTAACGAACGGGGCCACCTTAGCTATAGTAGCTTGAGAAGTAGCTCTATTCTCCAACAGAGTTTCCAGCCCACTCAGTAGCTTATTAACGTCTGAGGTTCGGTCCATCCGAAACAGGGTATCACCAAGTTGCTTCATGAACTTGGATTGACGTGGTACCCCAATACTGGCTAGCTTATCGTACCCTACTGTTGGTGGTGTCTCAAGCGTGCGATTCAGACTGGTATTAGCCGCCTCTGGGTCCACTTCACCCGGGGGCAATTCCTCAAACAGTTCCGGTTGGGCAGAGTCCGAGAATGGTAGCTGACGCTGCCTATCATCATACCGTACGGTAGGTTCAGGGATATCCTCAGACTTATCTTCAGCCTTAGGTACATACTCCCCGAACAGGTCAGGTTGTCCAGCTTCTTCCGCCGAGAGTAGGTCAGGGTTCGTTTCTGGAACCTTACGGTTATACCCCTCAAGAGTAAGCTGCTTCAGGGCTTCTCTAACCCGAGCCAATTCCGCCTTGTCTGCTGGGGAGGGCCGCTTACCCTTCATAGCCTCCATGAGCCGTTGCTCATGTTGCTTCAGTTCACCATAGTCAGCCGGGAGCGGGCCTTGTTCACCAGCCGGGGGAGGAGCCGTGCCAGCCTTAGCCGCCCTAGCAGTCGCTTCCTCGCGCCGAGCCTTGTCGATGGGGGTTTCGCCATCAACCACCTGCCCATGGTTCCCACGGCGACCGAGAGCCGCGTCCGTCAATCCCTGAATAAGCGCACCCACACCAGCGCCATACGCGCCAGCTTCACCAGACCCCTCAACAATAGCTTGGTCAGGTTTATAGACACCCTTAGCGATCAGGTTTTGCAGAATCTGGGCAGAGGCTTCCTGTGCGCCTTCAGCGCCGCCAGTAACAGCAGCGCGGCGAATGTAGTTAAAGATGCCTTCTTTAACTGGGGTACTGAGGTGTTCAAGGAACTTGAACACAGGGAGAATTTCCGTAGCGCCTACGGCTGCTCCCAACGCTGTGGATAGCCCACGCTGCCCCGAGTTCGCTCCATCCTGCTCAGCCCTTACCCGAGCTTCACCGGCACCCGCAGCAGCGCCCATGCCCCCGGCAGCAACCCTACCGACCATACCCAGCGGGCCTAGGGCGAAGAACGGGGCCGTGGAGCCTACACCTTCACCCAGCTTTCTACCTACAGATTGTTCGTACCCGGGGGATGCCGCAAATGGCTTACGGATTGTATCCGCTATATCACGGGTAGTTTCCCGTACGGATTGCTCTTGCTCTTCGGGGAGAAGAGAAGCGGCCCCAGCGACCGCTGATTGGGTCATATTGACCGCGCCGGGGACCAACCCCTTAAACAGTTCCTTTACATTACCACCAATGGTAGTTTTGGGGGCAAACTCTGGGAACTGTGATTGGATAAGCTGGGCGGCTTTCTCTTTAGGTACGTCGTCAGGAAACTCAACTGTGCGCCCATCTGGGAGAGTTACGCTATACGACATATACGATCCTATTCGATTTTTCCAGTCGCTGGGTTATACCGCAGTGACGCGCCCGCCCCTGATTGAGCGGAGGTACCGCCAATCATACTTGGCTCTACGCCGATTGCAAGCATTTCATCACGCACCATCTTTTGGTACATCGCCCCCGTTGGGTCTTTGGTGATACGCATCGCCAGCATAGGGTCATTCTTCAGCCTATTCTGTACATTATCAATAGCCTTATCCCGCATAGCCATCAACTTCACTTCAGCCGTAGTACCACCTACCCGAGCATCCGCCGAAATACGAGAAGATTTAATGTGCGCGTCTGCGTTGATGTTAGCAACGTCAAGGTCCTTCTGGCGCTCAGCGGCTTTATCACCCATATCAGCTTGGTGTTTAGCCAGTACCATCTTAGCCTGAGCAATCTTCTCATTAGCCGTTTGCAGTTTGTCCACATCACCGGTACGCATCGCCAATTTCTTCTCAAGGATGCCCTGCTTAAGCTGGTCATTAGCGTCACGGATAGTGTCAATCTTATCCCGCTCAGAACGGCGAAGTTGTTCCTGTGCTCCGTAGACCTTAGCAGCCGCACCAGCGGCGCCCGCAATACCACCCTTACGAGTAGCTTCAGCCGCAGCACCTAGCATCTCCGCATTACTAAAGAACCCTGCTGGTCCCTTATTCTCACCCTCACGCTTAGCCATTCTAGCTTCACGATCAGCGGCGATCTTAGCGGCAGAGTCCAGATATTCTTTACGGAGTGCTTCAGTCTGTTCGTCAGGTTTAGCGTTCTGCCCCAAGATATTCTGAAGGTACTCCGAAGCTGAGTCCATACCCGTTGATGGTACCGGAGCCGCCGTAGGTCCAGCCGCAGCCGGTGTAGCCTTACTAGGAAGAGCCGCAACAATTCCTGCCGGGGCCGCTGCGCGTTGTGGTGCGGCTGGTGTAGGAACAATACCCTTATTCTGCGCCATCAACTTAACCAGTTGATCCGTGATAACAGCCTTCTCTTCAGGGCCAATTCCCGGCGTACGAAGAGCGTCAGATAATGTACGAATCTGCTCTTCCAAATCCCCGCCAATACGAAAATTAGGTTCAGCGTGTCCAGCGGATTTCTCGGCTGCTGACGATGGTGACGCGGGTGATGCGGCTCTCCTAATCTTGTCCATCATAGGGGTCATAGAACTTCTATCCCCACCATAGAACGAATCAGGTAGGTAAGGAACATTCACCCCAAACGCTCTGAGGGGTCTAGTAATTCCAGATTCAAGCGCCCCAGCGATACCCCTAGGGATAAGTGAGCCGACATCATATCCAGCCGCCAGCAGTTCCTTTATCCTACCCATAGCGCCAGCACCCAAACGCCCAGCGCCCGACTCAATAGCCTCACGGTCAGAAGCTTCCTGCTCTCCCTCTACATAGTCACCCTTAGCGTAACCAACAATACCACCATTGGCAAACGACTGCTGTGTGGGGATAGAGTCAATCCCTTGAGCCTGCTGCATGACCTGTTGGGCGATAGGCGGCTGTTGTTGCGCCTGCTGCGCCATGGCTTGCTGACCCTGTTGGGCCTGCTGCATCTGACCTTGTTTAACGCGCCGCTGCAACTCGGAAAGGGCTGCGTAAGGCGGGATTTCTCCCTGCCCCAAAACAGCCTGTTGAAGTGCCTGCATTGGCAGGCCAGAGAGGTTACCTTGAATGCTCATTACGTCCCCGCCTTCTGTGGGTTAAACAGGTTGTATAGACTCAAGGCCCCAAGCCCACCACTCAACAACGAGTTAATAGCCGAATCACCTGACTGATATTGGTTCGCTTGCAACGGGAGCCCAGACAACAATTTCTGCATGTTCTGCGCCTGCACCTGTGGGTAGTTCATGGATTCCTGCCACTGTGCGTAGCCAAAGTCCAGAGGCTGTTGAGCCAGTGAATTCTGTGTAGCACCCGCCCCCATTTGCGCCCCGAGGTTATTCAGTTGCGCGGCATTCTGCGCGGTACCCAGTGAAGACAATCCCTGTCCAGCATTCAATGCACTTGTCCGCGAAGCGTTGATAGCCGACATAGCCGAGTCAAAAGCACTCTGTTGTCCCTTGTTCTGGATATCCCCCAATTGTGTAGAAAGATTCCTAGCCGCTTCCGCCTCTTGCAGTCCCTGACGACTACCACCGAATGCCCCAGAGCCAACAGCCTGAGCATTACGCCCTTGCTGAGCAATCTGGTCAGAACGAATAGCTTCACGCTTATTAGCGTCCACCACGTTCTGCATGTACGGGCTCATGAACTGAGCAACCGTGTTCGGGTTACTGGCGTCGTACTGCGGGCCGTTAAGCACGTTCGTGAACGCTTGTCCAGCTTGCCCATACTGCCCCGGCATCGAGAGCCCACCGATACCTTGGAATGCCTGATTCTGTAGGTTAGACGCACCAGCGAAACGATTCCCTGTGTAGGGTTGGTATGGCGCATTAGCCGCCTGCTCACCGCGAGCCAGCATGTTGTACACATACTGGTCGAAATTCGGTGACAGCGTAGACTGTGATGGGTCCAGCGTAGAACCATTAGGCGCGATAGGCGACTGAGTTCCGTTCGTAGGGAGCGTCCCAATTCCACCGGGGGTAGGCTGCTGTGGCTGGGTACCCGGCTGAGTGCCGTAATACTGCGCGTAGGGCATCCCGTTAGGCGTGCTGGGAGTTCCCGGCGTACCTGAGGTGTTACCACCGATGGTGAACTTACTAGCTGTAGGTATTACAGCCGGTTGAACCTGTGTAGGGGCTGGTGCTGGGGCTGGTTGTCCCATGGGTTTAGGCGTCAGCGACGTAGACGTTCCCATTTGGGACAGAGGGCTAATCCCCCCTGTAGCCGTAGTGTTAGCCTTCGGCTGATAGATGCTCGAAAAGTCGTAGATGCTTGCCATGATTTACCCCAATGCCTGAATGTGGCGGATAGTGTTTGTGTCAGCCGCTACGTTTCTATTACCACGCCGTTCGGTCATGATTTGCTCCATGGCCTGCTTCAACTTAGCCGCGCCAGATTTCGTATCTCCATTCCCAATCTCAGACACAACACGGGCTGGGAAGATGAATTCACCGGTAGCGATTTCTGCGGGCTGCTGTCCATCAATCTGTGCTGGGATTGAATCCGATACGCCGTCACCCGGCCCCTGAATCAGCCGACCCTGCGCCAATCCAGCAATGCCACCCATCTTAGGGCTATACGCCCCCGGAGTCTGAGCCAGCCCACCCATCGCCATACGCACCGGGCCATACTGGGAATTGCTCACCGCATACTGCCGTGCTGGGAGAGACTGATAACCGCGTGTCGTCCCACCACCAGTAGCTTTCTGGCGTCCAGCGTATTGAGCCAGCGCCCCGAGCAGAGCCGCAATCCCTTTCCCTGATGCCAACCCACCAAGCGCCGAACCACCAGCCCCCAACAGGCTTTGCAACCACGAAGGCATACCACCGCCACCGGTAGAAGTCCCCGGATTAGCTGTACCCCCACCAACGGGGTATTGTCCTGCCCCGGGCTGATCGTCGCCGGGAGTGTCCTGCCCTGTCTCATCCTTCCAATACGAATCAGAAGGAACCTCAGGACCGTCTACAGCGTTATCCGAGTCAAACCAATCGAACTGATTACCCCAGTCTTCTCGACCCCAATTAGCGAGGTCAGGAGCATCCCCAGAATTCCAATCATCAGCCGATGACGTAGTTTGGTCATCGATACCCCATGCACTAAAATCCATATTACCTCCTTGAGGTTCTTGCGGATTAGCAAAGAACCCTTCTTCCAATTCAGGATCACCACCCGGGATGAGGCTATTACTGAGGTTGACCTTACCGCCAATACCTTGTAACCCCTGACCACCAGACATCATACCCGCACCACCGGCCATCAGAGCCCGCTGAATGTCCCCAGTAGTCGCCAGCGTAGTTCCCGCTCTAGTCAGTCCAGATGCGATGTAGTCCGGTATGCCAGCGCTAAGAAGCTGCTGATTCGTGTACCCAGCCGCCGCATTAGTAGCCCCACCAATACCACCAGAGACAGCCCCTTGCAGGATGTCCCCACCTTGCAGGCCCGAGCGGATACCACCAGTAGCAGCGCCCTGAACAACCTTATCCAACCCGGCGATACCTGTAGATGGGAGCCCACCCATCAACTTACTGCCTACCTGCCCTGAGAGGTACCCAATACCAGCGTTCTTAGCGATGTCAAGGAAGTTCCCACCCTCCACCGCTGAAACCAACCCGCCTACCAGAGGAGCAGCAATCGCGCCGACCCCGGGTATAAACGATGCGGCTAATGGGGCGAGTTTACCTAGTACGCCTAGATTGGTAGTTGATGTCTCCCACTTCGGGACAAGCACGGGCTGACCATCGCGCCCTTTGACAAACTCGAAATTGACGTGCCCTTTACCAGCAGCAGACATATTCAATCGGTTCTTCTCAGGGTCCCGCATCCAGATAGGCTTACCTGTTGCGTTATGGATGATTTCGCCCTTGTCGTTGTAGGACAAGTCGGACATGGAATGAATGTTCTGGCGAGCGATATTTTCAGCCGCAGCGTACCTATCCCAATCACCGTAGTTATTAACCCAGTTTACCCCCGAGCTACCTAACTGGTCATATATGTTCCCAATAACAGAGTATTTTGGGTCCCGTAATTTCGGGTCAGATATACCTACTGTATTGTAGAACTGTTCAGCCTGACCATATTTCTTTGCTTTAGATAACCCTTTAGGATCAGTAGCAGCGAACGCATCAAACCCCGATAGCGGGGCGGCTGGTGCAGCAGGTTGGGGCGTAGCTACCGCTGGGTTATTAGCGAAGCCAAAAGACTCGGCAATAGACCCACCTTGCGCTGGTTGCCCGAGTAGCGCTTGAAGAGTAGGATTTGCGATAGCCATAATATGGTACCAATATGTCTAGGTCGAGCAATTAGCCGATTGTGCCGCAAGCGTTGTCCACCTGTCCAGCGTTATTTGTGAGATTCCCTTACGGGGTAAACGGTCCAGTGGGGAGGGTGTAGCTGCTGCCCGTGTACTTGACCCCAGCCGATATGAGAATGTTGTCCAGATAGAACGGCGTGCCGATGTTGTACAAGGCTCCACTGTATCCAAATTTAACATCAGTTAACGCCCATGGGGTGGACGAGAACGAGGCGGCTGTGATCGTATCCACTAGCGTACCAGCTTGGTATAAGTTAAGAGCACCCGAGTCTTTATCCAAAACCACAGCAAACTTAACCCATGCTGATGTTCCAGTATTATCCGACTCCAATGCTGTAGACAGACTACCAGCCCCATTCTGCACGTTCACAATCGGGTAGGGGTCAAACGGTGGGCTGGTGTCATACAGCACATCCAGACCTATCTGGAAACCATCGGCTGATCCTGAATTGATGTAGATCGCTGGTCCGCCCCCGTATACCCCACCACCATAATCCACACGTCGTACACTGAACTCAACTGTCCAGTTTTTAGATGTAGTGGCTGGAGCTGCTGAGGATACGTTAAACTCTGTTGTCTCTAGGGCGATAGAGTACGTACCGTATTCCGCGTAGGTGCTGTCTCTGTATACATTCCCCGCCAAAAGCCCAGTAACCGTAGTCGCTGAAATTTCCTCTTCCGCCGTGGTGGTAGTCGCTGTCTCAAACCCGAACAGCATTTCTTTCGTAACGGACCCTGCCGCGATAGACACGGTACCCGCTGCTGTAGTCACAGACACACCAGTTACGGGGAGACTAATAGTCTTACCAAAGGCCCCCACAGCCGCGATTGACTGATTACCACTTAACACAATCCCTGACGGGGGAACCACAATCCCCATTAGCAGGTGGCGGTGGCCCATCAATCCCGTCATGACCACGCCTTAGCTAGAGTCACCTTCCAAGTAGTACCTTGGTCTAGGCTAGTCAAACCCATCTCATCTATAGCCCCGTTAGCCGTAGAGACATTACTGATAGTACCACCTTCCCACTTGAACGATGCGGGCCACGCCACTGTATACGGTCCAGCCCCTTGCACAAACTCTATCCACTTCGTCATCCCCACATTGGCTGTGGCTACGTTAATGAATACGATGCTAGTGACGTTGGCTGTAAGTACCAGCCTGAAGTAATCCCCACGCGCACAGTCCACGGTCACCACACCAGCTACAATAGTCAGTGTAGTAACCGTATTCCCTACAGTCGCCGCGTACGTGACATCATTGTTCAACCGAATCAGGTAGTTGTTAATGTCCCTGAATATCTGGTCGAACGCGCCCCGCGCATACTCCTCTGGTGGGTTGGGTATGGTAGGTGGACGCGCCATTAGGCTCTCCTGCCGTCAGGCTGAATCTCGATTCTAGGGTTACCTAATTGCCACGCCACACCGAGCCCTGTACTCTCCACACGCAACGCCACCTGCCTACCACGTAGGCGAATCCAAGCCTGCTCAGTGAATTGCTCCACTGGCACCGTGGCCGATCTGGTAATAGGTGAGGCGGTTGTCTTGCTGTAGTTCGACCCCGGCGTATTACGTACCTTCACCGTAAAGTTCACAGCGGGAGCCACATCGGTAGAATTTTCAAACGTGATGTCAGGAATCAACCGTTTAATGAACGAGAACCGCTCACCATCCTCGATGTCCATATCAGCCGTTTCAATGTACGCTTCGATTGCTACAGCCACTCCCGACGACACGTCGTCAAACCCCACTTCATGGTACAGTAAATACCCGTCACTAGCCGCGATAGGGTACACGCGAATCTTAGAGTCCAGCCACGCTGTACGATCCATGGTACCTACATACCAGAGATTTTCTAGGTAGTTATAGATAACGTACCGATCTGGGGCTGACATGCCATTCGAGCAGTAGAACCACCACACCTCATTAAACTGCTCATTTGATCCGCTACATACTTGGTAGGCTTGACTGTGGTCAAAGTCTTGGAACACGAACCCACGTACGTTACATTGCAGGGTGTCCACCCGACCGTTGTACACGTAGAACTTATCAACCCCCATCCAATACGTGGTGTTATTTACCGTCACCACAGAGTTAGGTGAAATGATGCTGGTATTAGACGACACAAGGTCGAACCCGAACGTGTAGGGTGGGCCGAGGAATTTCTGGGAGTACAGAGCCGAATCTGTAAAGATCAGCGTTTCCTGCTTAGTCTGTTCAGCAGTAATAATCTGGGAGCCGTATGACAGTCTATACTCACCAGCCGTGTTCGTAGGAAGCTGCGTCCAGATAGTAAAGTCTTCTTGCGTGGCCCAACGGACTAGCAGCCTGTCCTGTGTAGCGCTACCGATCTCATTACAACCATACGCCACCAAGTGACGGTCATCAGTCACAGCGATGCAGGATGCCACCGTAGGCACATCGGTAGCCACAGTCGTGATGTTTACAGCCCTAGTCCCAACGCCAGTTGTATTGTCCCAGTAATAGATGGCCCCATCACGTATGTTTGCGAAGAGGTCTTCACCATAATTGTCTTGGCTCCATAGCCTTAGCTGGCTCGTGACGCCGATGGATGAGGCTGACCCCCACGTACCCCGGCCCCACGTCCCTGCGCCCCACCCTGTGCCCCCCACAGCCGTTGCCAGCCCTGAAGCGATGAGGTACTTGATCGTGATCGACCCTGAGGCGGGGGTACCGGAACTGGTGGCCGCTGTAGTTACCGTAATGGTGTAGTGGTCCGCATCCACATACGTAACGTAATGCTCAGTGTTAATCTCCGTGATAGGGATACCGTTGAGCGCCGCAGCAAGCCCCGAGATAACTACGTAGTCCCCTGTCGATGCGCCATGCGCCGTATCCGCTACCGTAACCGTGGTAGTCGAATTGGTAGTTAGAGCGTTCGTAGGAGTCGTCGTGGTCCGCAGTGGGGTAACATCGTTGATCGTGGTTGCCGCTTCGATATACAGGTGGTTGTTCGTCCCGATACTGAGATAGTTATCAGCATTCAGGTTCGTCCAATTCCACAGGCTACGACACGTTCCAAGGTACTGGGTATCAGTCACACGCACCCACCCGCCAATCTTCTCAGGTCGAGAAGAACGGAACCGAACTTTATCCGAGTCCCAATACTGCCCCTCGTTACTGTAGTTAGTAGCCTCCCTATTGAGGCCGGGGCGCGGGGTGATTTTAACGAGTGGCATACATACCCTTATTTAGCTACGCGCTTGACTTTCTCAAACGAACGTAGTCCACCAAGCCCCAACATGCCGAGCATAAGCTCGAACAGCATACCATCATTCCCAAGGTCTGGTGGTTTCAATTCAGGGTGCCATACAGCAGCAGCCCACGTCAACATTGGGTATCCGATATACGTATAGAGCAGAGAGGCTCCACACACCCAGCCGATGGCAGGTCGCCAGCCACTGACGAAAATGCTAGGGTTAGTAGCTTCGGCTTTGTTAACCTCAAGCTGCCCTTGAACGATAGTGATCGCTGCCGCAAGTTCCGCTTTTTCTTGGTCAGTCTTATCAGGCCAGATTTTGTTAATGACATTCTTAGCCAGATCGATACCAGCGGTGAGAGGGTCAAGAGCCATCATTCTTCCTTCAGGTTTTTAGCCACACGCCTAACCCACCCTTTACCATGAGCAGGCCACGAACTCATTTCAGTCATCCCGATCAGTCGCTCAGCATTGAACCAGTTATTGAATTTCAACGGTGGCATATACGAGATTGCTTGCAGGGTCTGGGGTCCGAACACGCCATCCACAGGAACACCTACAGTCCGTTGAATGTTCTTAATAGCCGCCACAACGCCAGAGTTTACCGCCATATCAAACACATGGAACTTTACGCTATCAGGCACCAGATCACAGCCAGCAGGTCCCCAGTAGTCCCTACGGTAGAGTAGCTTAGCCCGCTCCAATGTCATGTTGAGAATATCCTCACCGGGGTAGGCTTTCTTGGAGATACCGAAATTCGTTTCACCCCCCCGGTCTTTAGGGTCATTAACATAGCCACCCTCGTGCCCGATGAGTTTCTCAAATGCTATGTCGAAGTTCATGGTATTCTATTCAGTCTATTGTATAGTTCCGGGACATTGACTTCATATACACCGTTCTTAAGTCTTGCTAGTGGAAGTTTATGGCCTTCTTTTCTGGTAGCCGTTAACTGAACTATACCCAACTCATATATCTTTGTTAATAGTTCTCGTTTATCTGCTGGAGATAGTTCCCCTAACATACCCTTAAAAGTAGCTTTAGAACTATCCTGCCCATCTATCTCTAACGTGGCTACAGCCGTAAATTTAGGTTGAATTTCTCCATCTACAGCATTAGGACATACCCTAACGATATACGCTGGTGGAGTTATCAACTCTAAAGTTATCATGCTACCGTACCATAAGCCCGCGACGAAGATGCCGCACCACCAGTCCACGTAATAGCGAACCCGTTAAGGTCAACAGCCTTACCACCGGCTGCGCCAGCATTGTTCGTTTCCACAGCGCTGGAATTCACAACTGCATTACTACCAACGCTGCTAGAGGCATTACCCGCTCCACCCGTGGAACTTGAGCTAGTACCCGCTGTATTGACTTCCTGTCCGTTACCACCAGCAGCACCCCAGCCACCGCCACCGCCACCAGCGAAGCCGAAGGCCGCTCCAGAGCCATAGCCACCGCTACCGCCGCCACCGCCACCGCCACCACCGCCACCGGGAGCAGCCGTAAGCGAATTTCCACCAATGCCTCCGCTACCAGCCGAGCCACCAATTTGACGGCCACCACCGCCACCACCTGACGTGCTAGCTGTACCTGTAGAGCCTGCTGCGCCCACCGCCCCACCAGCGCCACCCGTCTGTGGGGAGGATGTAGAACTACCACCAGCACCACCACCAGCGCCGCCACCACCAGAACCGTTAAGCGCTTTACCCCCGCCACCACCGCCACCAGCGATATACCCAGAGGTATTAGTTACAGTAGTGTTGAACCCCAGTTTGAGGGCAGGTCCCCCGGCTGTAGGAGCTACTAGACTACCACCTGCTGAGACAGTAGCTCCATCCCCGCCCTTACCCATGATATAGCCATTATTGACTAGGGTAATCGTGTCGCCAGAAGTTCCACCTTGCAGCGTCAGGCCCGGTAGTGTGGTACCGTTACTCCACAGATAGATACCAGAATTGATCGTAACAGTTACGTCAGTATTACCGGCTGAATATCCACTGAGTGTGGTGATATCGAGGACAGGCTCTTGCGTATCAATCGAGTATGTCTGTGAAGCGGACACACGCCCGCCCCCGCCCCCGGAACTACCTTCAACAGAGCAGCGAGTAGCGAAACTCATGTAAACGCCTTTGTAATCGTTGCGTACCAAGATGTCGTAGCTGTCCTGTATGTAGCTACCACCAAATCTACAGAGTTAGGGGCTGTAGACAACACGCCAGCCGTACCACCCGGCCACTTGAATCCAGTAGGCCAATTAGACCCGACCGTTCTTGAGCCTGTAGCGTCTTGGGTAATGAATAGGTTCACTGTCTGTCCATTCCGTGGATTACTGAATACCATAGCCCCAGAGAGTGAATTGGTGAAGGTAACAGTGAACACATTAGATTGTGAGCAGTCTACCGTAGTCCCCCCAGCAACAAACGTAACCGCTACTGGTGGGGTAGACGCCGCTGTGAAAACACCTTCGGCGGGGGTAGTGGCTCCAATTGTACCATTCAGCACTGCTGAGGTTGCCGTGAGCCCTGTAATCGTAGGCGACGTAGCAAAGACCGCTGATCCTGTACCTGTCTCATCCGTGAGCGCTGCCCGCAGATTTGCGCTGGATGGCGTAGCCAGAAACGTAGCCACGTTGGTGCCCAGCCCTGCGACACCCGTACTCACAGGAAGACCCGTGCAATTGGTTAGCGTCCCAGAAGTTGGCGTTCCGAGGATCGGTGTTACCAGAGTCGGTGAAGTAGCGAAGACAGCCGAGCCTGAGCCCGTTTCGTCAGTGAGCGCAGTTGCAAGATTAGCGCTTGAAGGCGTAGTGAGAAATGTTCCAATTCCGGCTCCCATACCAGTAATCCCCGTAGAGAAGGGGAGTCCAGTACAATTAGTAAGAGTTCCTGATGCTGGCGTACCAAGCACAGGCGTCGTGAATGTAGGGCTGGTGAGCGTAGGGCTTTCGAGATTAGTAAATGCGCTAACCACGTTTGTACCATTACAGTACAGCGCCATCGACTTTCCATTGGGGATAGTGATACCACTACCAGCCGTAGGCTTAACCGTAATTGATTGTCCACCAGTGGTGGAGTTCGTCACGAAATACAACTTCGATGCCGTTGGGCAGATCACCTGTCTAGTCGCCGTAAGAGCTACACTACTGGTAACCGCAAGAAATAGGCACCGCGCCTCATCTGTAGCTCCACTAACCGTGGTCAGCGTATAGTTAGCGTCCGTCATGGACACAGCCGCCGTACCAGCGATAGCCGAGTCAATAAGCGTTGTAACGCCAGTGTTTACAGTAGACCCCCAAGTACCGCTCAGTTCCCCCGTAGTTGGGAGAGTCAGTCTGAGTAGCGACGTATATGTAGATGGCATAATTACCTCTTAAATTTGCGTCCAACCGGGGGACTGTGTGTCGTTTATCTGTACCCAGAGCGGTGTTTGGGTATCCGAAATCTGCGCCCATCCGGGGGTCTGTGAGTCGTCTATCTGGAACCAGCCACCGATAGAGAATGAGCCGATACTAGCCGTCGCTGACACTCCCGTCAAGGGGACCGTAATACCAAGACTCAAGGTCCCGGTAGCCGTACTTACTTGGTTTCCAGTCAGGGGAATAGCAAACGGATCAAGTACCGTTACGGACCCTACTGCTGTAGTCGCTCCTACACCAGAAATCGCCAAACTAAGCGACGGAGTAAGCGTACCAGTATTAGTGGTAACTTGATTACCAGACAGGGCTACCGTAGCTGCCGTACTTGGGGTTACCGTACCAACAGCCGTCGTGGCCCCAACACCAGACAGGGCTCGTGATATGTCTAGCGTTACAGTACCTGTAGCTGTGGTAGCTTGTACACCAGAAACCGCTAGGCTCAGCGATGGGGTTAGTGTACCTGTAGCTGTGGTAGCTTGTACACCGGTTAGGGCCGCAGAGAATGTACCAGCAGGGGCTACTGTACCTACTGCTGTGGTTGCTTGTACACCAGAAATCGCTAGGCTCAGCGATGGGGTTAGTGTACCTGTAGCTGTAGTGGTCTGTACACCAGCCAACGCCGTAGTTATAGCTACCGAAGGAGTTAGCGTACCTGTAGTAGTCGTGGCCTGAACACCAGCAACCGCTAAACTCAGCGATGGGGTTAGTGTACCTGTAGCTGTGGTAGTTTGTACACCGGTTAGGGCCGCTGTAAACGTCCCAGCCGAAGGAGTTACTGTACCTACTGCTGTGGTTGCTCCGACACCAGAAATCGCTAGACTCAATGACGGAGTTAGCGTACCTGTTGCTGTAGTGGTCTGTACACCGGTTAGGGCCGCTGTGTTTCCTGTCGCCTCGAAAAACCACGCATTCAGCGCCGTTGCGAGATCAGCACTACTCGCAGGTGTCGTCTGCTGCGTCAGCCCGGACGGCTTGCCTCGCGTGCCAAGCGTTGTCTTTAGCGGCCTGCCTTCGCCACTCATTTAGCCACTCGCAAGGATGATCTGGCCAAATGTCTGCGGGGAGCTAGTGGACTGCGCTGTCCCGATGGTTTGAAGTACAGACCCATCAAACACGCGCGGGGCTGCGTGCTGGATGACATCCTCTTCCATGACTGATTTCCGCATGGGCATTGAGGCATTGTTCATATTGAAACAAGGCATGAACGCGATGACACGGAATGCCACAAGGTGAACAACCGCCGATGTCCAGCCCACCGACTGAATGTACGACTGCACAGACTGAACACCTGTATCACCGGCTTGCAAACTGAGAATGTAAAAACTGCCAACACCGCTGGTCGCAGTTGTCGAAACGATGTTCGTCGCCGTCCTGCTTCCCGTCCCGGCCTGATTTGTGTAGGTGACAGTGATCGTCGGGGTTCCGACTGTTGCAGCCGTCGAAACCTCAAGCGCCAATAGAACGCCATCGCCGTTCGTTGACTGATTCACATCCCTCGCCGGGAACGCTGCGCTTGTTATCGTCTGACTCGTCGTGAGCGTCGCGTTGATGCCGCTGTTGTGCCACAGCCGATCAATCAATATCACTTCCGACTGCTGTGCCGTGGTGCCGGTCGTATTTGCACGTATATTGGTGCGCGCGACGACTGTTTCACCACTGCCCGGAGACACCCACGGCAGTCCACCAGTTACCGGATTCGTCAAAGCTGCGCCGCTGACCCCGGATGAATTAGCCGTTGCCGCAGGCGGAGACGTGGAGGCATACCACGGCGACATATGACGCCCTGCCGATCCCGAAGCGCCTGCTTTGATTACGTTGATCTGCGGACGAAGCCCGCTGATAACCCCGGCAAGAGTCGTGAGCGCCATATCAGCCCTGCGACACGGACACGATGCCCTGAATGGTGGATGTCGTCGTCGTTGATGGGATGAAGATCAGCGCCATCGTGGTGTTGTCATACAACTGAGGAAATCCAAGATCGATTGGCCCCAGAGCATTACCGACGTTCGTTCCAACATCAAGAGATGCCAGCACGCGATAGGCCACGAGGCTGACGCTGCCCGATGACATCGACACCGTGTTGATGTAGCTGGTAACGGAACGCACGCCGGTATCACCGGCTGCGAGTGCGAACGGATAGAACGAACCCGCCGCCGAGGACGCAGCATAGGCAACGATTGGGTTGGCGGTGTTTCCAGTGCCGCCCGCTGCATCTGTGTAGGTGATCTGCGGCACGTTTGCGCCTGCACCCGTCGCCGTGACGATACGCAGCCCGATCAGGACGCCAGCACCGTCCGTCGCGCCGTTCGCGTCTCGTGCTGGCAGAGTCGGCTGAGTAATGGCCTGCGCTGATGTCGAGGTGACAACAAGCCCGGAGTTTTCCCACAGCACATCAACCAAAAGCAGCGTGCCAAGCTGCGTTACGGTTGAAGCAAACCGAGATAGATACGAGTTCCCACTGCCCGGATTGGTAAACGGAATCTGCCCGTCGTTTGCCGTGACGTTGGAGCCGTTCAAGCCACCGGACGGAGCCGGCCAAGCGCCCGGAATGCCTGCCAATGCCCACGGAGCAAACGGACGGCCAGCAACGAGAGTGCCGCTCAAAACCTTGCAGAAGTAGCGCGGAGGCTGTGCCCCTGCAATGATGCCGTCAACAGTTGTGATCGCCATTACGCAGCCTTGATGTAGACAGGATCGAACTGCGGCCCGGACAGAATCTCGACCGCTTGAGGCCCGAACCCGGTGATTTCGTACACGTCAGGGAATGCGCCCGTGAACGGAGCCAACACGCGCACCATCTGACCCAACGTGAACCCGCCGACAGGGGGAGCCGCAGGGCCTTCCATCCCGAGGATTTCCTGCGCTCTACCCGCTGCGATCAGGCCGACAGCCTCAAGAGCCTGGACGCCTGCAATGGTTCGCGCGTCAGCCGTATCGACGCCGTTCTCTGGCGTGACGGACGCGAGATCGTCCAGCCAGATGCGGACATCAACAACGTCAGCCGCAGCCGTGTAGATGGCCCGCTTCTCCTCAATGGAGAAACGATCCCGGAAGTCGAGGACTGAAAGGATCATTATGCGATCCTCAAGAGAGCCGTAGCTGCCACGTTAGACGGCATCGTGAGCGTCAAGGTAGCCGCCACAGGGGTTTGCGCCGTAAACGTACAGACTTCAATTGCCCGGTTAGACTGCGTGCTGTTGTAGATCATAACAGCGTCAACAGGGCCGATAGAAACCGTGGTGTATACCAGCGAAGCTGATGGCGTCCAAATGCCAACACCAGTATCCGTGGACGGAGCCGTGGCGTTTGTGACAGTAATACCGCCAGCGGTGTAGCCAGTACCAGTAGCTTCACCAGTAGCCGTATACGCTGTATTTGTAGGACCTGTAGTAGCGCTGGAAAGGTACAAAGCGGCCTTTACCGTATCCGTAGTAGGGGATGTCAAACTGGTACGTGACGTGATCGTGGCCGCACCCAACTGATGGTATCCCATCATTACTTCGGACTTAAAACTATTAGATACACCTGCTGAATTAGCCATTTAGAAGGCCCTCGCCAAAGATAGGGTTTCAAGCCCCTTACGTTTATAGATATGAACAGCACGCTTTACGCACTCTTCACCCAACCAATGTTCGTGATTGCAGACCGTTTCCTCGTCGTTATCAACCCACACGACTTTCTCAACCAAATCTGCCAAGGGTAGATTACCCTTACTCGTGTATATCATCGGTACATCTGACATCTTTATCCCCCCACTTAACTTTACCTGCAAATACTGGTGGTGGAAACCTCTTATGTCTTGGGTTGATCGGTACATACGAAACAACCCGGACTTGTCCACTTCTCAAAATTTCTCCATATAGAACGTGGAAAAAATCCCCCCACCAACTACGTCTATATATTATGTATCCTCGCTTACCCTTCTTTTTACGTCGCCACTTCAGTGCGTACGCAAAGAATATACAATTCGAGCGCATATCATACTATTCGTATCAGTGCTGAAGCTGCCGCCGAGGTGGGGAGGTTAATCACGAATGTAGTCGCACTAGACTGCTTGTCAGCCCCGAAATCAATTACCGCAATCGACTTATTACTATCGCTGCTGTTGTAGATCAGCGCTCCACGCGCCGTAATCGAGCTAGCTGCCCACGATGGGTTGTCAAATACCAACCATGCCGTAGTACCACTAGATGTTACCGAAACTCCCGTCAATACCTGTCCACCAGCCGTGTACCCAGTCCCCGAAGCCTCACCAGTTGTAGTATACGCCGTGGTTGTAGAGTCCAGCGTAGCCGCCGATGTGTACAGCGCAACCTTGAGCACCGCCGTAGTCAGCGGGGTAAGGAGGTCTACCTTACCTGATGTACATGCTGCTTGGGTTATCGCCATTACTTCACCGGATAGGAGACTTGACCACTACGATACATATCCTGCCTGTTCTTCCCATCCCCCAGCATCTTCAATTCAATCATGGCTGAGTCAAACATGGATTGGTACTTGGTCAACAGTTCGGGCTCGCCCTTCATGTAAATATACGCCTCCACAAGCGATCCGTAAAGTAGTACAGGGTCGAAGTTCTCCCCAACCCAAGATGTACTAGCTGTAACTATCGATTCTGGATAGTAGAAGTAATGAAGCTCCATTTGGTACGCCGAATCAGGCGTAGGGCCTAGGATGAATGTACCTGAGTCAAACTGAGCATAATGAGTAGGAACCCCCGTCGCTGACGGGTCTGGAAATGCCCCACGGATATAACTTACATCTTTATCGATCAGGAATGTCTGCACTCCCGCAGCCGATATAACCGACATCGAGAACGTAGCCAACCAATCCGTAGGGACACTAAGGTACTTGTTATTCGCCGTGACCGTACCCACCGAATTCTTTCGCAGTGCTGGCAACTGGATAGCGTTGTAAATACGCTTCTCAGTCTGCTGTACAAAATACGGGATATTGTCTACGAAAGAAGTTTCGTAGTTCTCCGTGTAATCTTGTATAGCTTGCGAAAGCTCAGCGTAGTTCATTTATCGCTGTCCTTTGGAGTAGCCTCACGGAACATGAATCCCTTGACTGCTGCCCCGGCTCCACGAGCCTTAGAGAACGTCTTCGTCCCGGTACCCGATGGGTACTTACCACACACCATCACATCGTTCTTACCAATGTCAGTCGATGGGTATCCAGCCACGTTCGGTACCGGGACACTTTTCGGTTGTTCATACTTAGCCATTCTCAACCACCTTTCTGGTTCTTAACACGAGACAGGCCAAATCCAAGTTCCTTGCGGTCCTTAGAAGTAGGGCCACCGGTCTTACCCTTTTTAGAAGGCTTGACCGTCGTTGGTTTCTGTGTAGGAGCGTTCTTCATATAAATCCTATGTAGTGGATACCGTTACGTTACCTATCTGCATCCCCATAGATGTATAGGCTGTTGCGCTGACAAAATTGTACACGTCTACCAGCACTTCTCGACTCTCTGGATAGCTAAGATCAGGGCGTGGATTCCGTAGGGCCTGTGGGTCATACACTGGAAACATCCCCAACTGTAGCTGGGGTTGGTCGGGAGTCCAGCACTGTGGGCACGCCTTGATGTTAACTCTCTTCGTCTTTATCGTCAGTTCTTTTAGCTTGCCCAGAGGGAAGCGGAAACTGCATATGTCGCAGAATCCAAATGCTTTCTTCCCTGCCGCAAACTGATTACCCATAATTACGTGTAGCTACGACGTGGTACCCAACGAACAGCGGCCTTCTCTCTGTCTTCCGAGGAAGCCAAATCCCACTGCAATTCATACTCCGCTTTCAACTGCGGCAACATCGCTTGACCTTCAGGCATCTTCATACCAATGAAGTACGCCAATCCAGCCACCATACAGTTCAAGAATCTGAACGGGATATCCTGCGTTTGCACGCCCGTCCCGGCATCCTGCATCCGGCGCAGCCGCCAGTAGTACAGCGTGTAGGTCGCATCGCTTGGGACAGGCCACACAGTGACCCTAGGAGCTGCTACAAGGCGCTCAATGAAGATTTGGATGGGTCGGCCCGTCGCCAGCTTGTTCGGGATCGTGGCGTACGTGGAAACGCTGATGCGGGTGATTGTCAGGTCAGTCTGCGTAGAGACATTCCCATCATTCTGTCGGACTGAATGCTCAATCAAGTCAATCGTGTCAGCCGGTAGATCGTACGTAGCTGTACCCGCCACCAGCGGGATAGTTCCCGATTCAAGAGTCCACAGGTTAATACCACGCGAAGCCCACTCAATAGTGAGCAGGTTCAGGCTACGCCTAGCGGTACGAAAATCATACCCTGAACGCAGTTCACGTTGTCCACCAGTTGCCCGTTCAAATGCCTCCTCAAGGAGGTCATTCATATTCAGGTCAAACGTGGTGGTACCTGTAGTAGTCATAACTTACTTCTTAGCCTTGACCTTACCACCGCAAGCGTACTTGCTAGGATTCATCTTACCCGACTTACCATGAATCCCTTCAGCCTTCTCACCCTTCATATACTTCGCGGGAGACTTAGCCTTGACCTTCATTTCAGCCGCTTCTTCTTTCTTGGTTTCTTTAGCCATGAAAGGGAAAATTTTCTTCGCCATTACAGTACCCTCATCTTCCCGTGACCTTTAGTCGCACATCCACAACCCCGAACCTGCCCACCTTTAGCGAATCCTGCCTTCTTCTCGGCATTCTTCAAGCGGTCATCAGGGACCACATTCGGGTCAAGCAGGCCCCGAAAATCATGCTCTTTACTAGGAGATTTAAGTGCTGATGCGGCTTCCTTAGCTGTGTACTCACTAAACGTACCTTTAGGCTTCGGCCCCATCGTACCTACTTTGGGTTCCTTACGCTCACTCACTGCGAAATCCTCCAATGAACTTCTGAACAGTATCAGTCTCGTAGATACGAATTCCCGTCCAAACGATTGTAAATACTGCTGCAATAGCTGGAAGGATATCCACAAGCGCCCCCACCATGGTAGCAACTGAAAGGGCGTCCAGCACCTTATGCCAGTCAATTGTATCGTCAGTCATTTTAACATTTCCCACGCCCTAAGGCTCTTGTTAATCCGGCTGTGTAAGTAACTTAACCATAGAATGCCGTTACCGTCGCGGACAGTGGGAGCGTCACATGGATGTCGGTACTAAACAACACACCATCTCCAGGGATAAACCCAAAGATAACTGACGTGTTAGTAGTTATGTCAATATCCACACGAGTAGTGCCACCAGCACCGCCATCCTTGAATGTAACACTTCCCGCCGTGCCGCCCGGGGAAATATGATACCCTTTAAGACGTTGCCGCCCAGATACCACAGTCCCCGTAGCAGCCACCCGCGAGGCTTTTACGTCTGTTGATGTAGACATTAGCTACCCCTTATTACGCCGATTGCGTAGTAGTGCCGTCTGGGTTACGAACCACGTAGGTGATAACGATAGTACCCGCACCGGTAGCCGACGCGCCCGGAACCAGCGTAAACGTCACAATAACGTCAGAGGTACCGACATTCAAACATGCTGCGGTAGCGCCAGCCGTGCCAGCAATAGCCATGGCTGCTGGGCCAACTGCGGTGACGGTAGTAGCTGCGGTCAGGTCGGTAGCGCCGATAGACAACTTGATCGTCGTCGCTGCGCTGAATACCGTGGACGTGACAAACGCCATGCTGGTAATCATCGCGCCAGCGGGGAGGGCAAAGGCCGTGGTAGCTGCGACCGAATCGGTGTAGGCCACCGTCTTCGTTTGGGCGACTTGAGTAGCGCCCAGATTGCGGATCGTGCCAGCGGTAGTGCCAGTGGTGTTTTTGCGGGTGCCCAGCAGCCATGGGCCAAGGCGGGTAGCGAGTGCCATGAGAATTCCTCAGTTTGCGTCTACCGTCCCTAAGGGTGTCTGCCAAGTCAGCCGGTAAACTATGGTCTTGGTTTCGTGGAGCGTATCGGGGTTTACTGGGGTTGTCAAGAATTTTCTGACGTGAAAAAGCCCGCCGAAGCGGGCTCCCAGCCTATTGCTTCCCAGCAAATTAGCCGCCTTGCGTGCCCCAGATTCCCAGAGGATCGGACCAACCAAAGCTGTAACGCTCACGGCTCTTATACCGCACGTTACCCGTGTCAAAGTCACCGTCCATGGAGTTAGACAGCTTAACACGCTCGAAATGCTTCAGGCCATTAGGAACGTCTGTCAGCATGAACCAACCGTTAGGATCGGTCATGAAGTGGTTAACCGTGTAGCCACCACTGATTGCGCCCATCGACTTCAACGCATTGATATCGTTGTCAGTCGTACCAACACGCAGTTCCGTTTCCAGTAGGCGCTTAGCGACGAACATCAGCGCAGGTGGGATCACCAGCTTGCGCGGCTTCGCAGCGATCAGCAAACCCCGCTCATCCGTCCATGCCGCGATCTGGATAACAGCCGCCTCAAGCGAGGTTTCGTTAAGGTCCACATCGGTGGTTGGGCGGTTGGCATTGGTGCCACCAGAAACCAGAGGATGAGCCGTGCTGCACAGAGCAACACCATCACCACCCAGATATGAGCCGCTGAAAGCGTTGTTCAGGACGTTAGCGCCCTTAACTTGCTTCGTGTAGGCCATAGCGCGGGCCAGCGACTTGGTGTAACGAGTAGACAGCGAGTCGTACAGGTTATCTTCCATCGCCTCTTCGGTGATAGCGAAGCCCAGAGCGATGGTTTCATGGCTGTAGCGAGCCGTCCATGCCTCTTGCGCGTTATCGTAAGCGATAGCAGCGCCTTCAGTCTTGGTCGGAGCGGCAGCAAATCCACTCAGCTTGGTTTCCTCTTCAAAGCTACGATCCGAGGTTTCGGTTTCGTAGATTTCTTTGTGCTCTTCGCCGTAACGAGCATACTCCATACCAAACAGAGCATTCAGCCCCGGCAGGAGTTCCTTCAATAGTTGTGAACGAGAAATAGCCATTTCTTACTCCTTAGACGGCGGTGATAGTAATGGTGTCGTACATATGAACGCCAGTGTTGAACTTCACCAGAACATCAGTGAAAGCCGAGCCAGCATCAACGAAGTCGATCACGCGCATTGCCAACGTAGCCGTACGAGCCGGAGCAACCAGATTGATCGTAGAGCGGCCAGTGGTAGCCGAGCCACCAAAGTTACCCAGAGCGGCCTGATATCCACGGGTCGTGTTGGCGATGGAACCAGCACCTTGGACCTGATAGATTTGGTCCTTTTCGTCGTTCACACGAATCATGATGTTCGTGTAGCCAGCAGTCACAGCGTTAGCCGGGAGATACTGAGCGTACACAACGTACTTCAGGACAGGATCGACGTAGCTGACACCAACGCAGACCCCCAGAACACCACCAGTAGAGGTAGTAGGTGTCAGTGTAGCTGCGCTAGGTTGTCCAGCAGAAACTGCACCGATAATGATAACATCGCCGGTATAGATAGCGGTTGCCGAATTGACGGTCATCGGGACTTCCCGAGTCGCACCGCCGTTGAATGCCCGACCACCGATTAGGTTAACCGGGATCAAGCCGTATGGGGAAGCTGTAGCTGCCATATTGACCTCTTAAATTAAGTGTTACCAGAACCAAACGATCCACGCGACGAGGAAGATTTACCTTCCGAGAAAGCGGGCATACGCGGATCAGCTTGGGTGAGAAATTTGGAACTAACGGAATTCGCTTGGTGCGCCGTTTGAGCGGCGTAGTATTCGTTGCGTTCGTCCGACATTTCTTTCGGAATCTTACACAACATCAATCCCCCAACCTCGACGTTACCTTTAGCCGACGCTTCAAACGCCAGTTCAGGATGATCCGCCGCCTTAACAGGTTCATACCCTTCCCGCAAACGCTGTGACACGTTCGTAGGTTGAGATTCACCCATCAAATGAGTCATAACCCACCGGAAGCTATAGCCATCCTCAGGGGTAGGATCAGGAAGCGTGCTAGCTGGGACCCAACGACGCTTTGGCTTGTCCCGTGGGGTCAAACTTTTAGGTGTACGATCTTCAGCCATTCTGCTTCTCCAATGCTGCCACTTGGCGAGCGTAAGTTTCTAGGGGGACTCCAAGGCGTTTTGCGATATTGACTTGGGATTGCGTCAAGCGGACTTTCTTCGCTGACGTTGCTCTATCGGCACCGGCCACGACTGTAGCGGGTGGTTTGGCGGTAGGAGGTTTTTGTTCCCCCTGAAACGCCTCTGGGAAGCGCTTACGCATTTGCTGGTCGATAGTACCGTAATACTCATCCGACTGCAAATCATAACCTTCACGAAGCAGCTTATTGTGCAGGCCCAGCGCTAAGCTGGTCATTTCTTCGTCTTCCCCGAACCACGAATTCCGCTCTTTCCACCTTTGCGCTTTAGCATCGGGGCGGGGAATTGGTGGCGTCTGAGCCTGTTGTGGGGTTACTGTATCAGTGTCCGATTCCTTTTGCAAGGCTTTCGGCTTAAATGATTTCACCTTATCCAATTGAATCTGCGCTTGGTTCAGCGCTTCCTGCGCCGAGATCAGTGCATCAGCGTCCCCCGCCTCGTGAGCGGCCTTCATATCGGACCTTGCCTTAGCCAGTTCATTCTCGATGAGCTTCTGGCTTTGCGACACGTACGATGTCTGGTTTTCGGTCAGTTTCTGCCGAAGCTGCTGGCTCTCAGCGTACGCAGCTTGCGCTGCCCGCAACGCTTCATCCCGTTCACGCTGGATAGCTTCCTTAGCCCTGCGCTCGTCATGACGGGCATGGGTCAGCTTGGCGATACGTTCCTTGACGGCATCGCTGTACTCTTTAAGTTCATCCTCAGTGGGATCGAGAACTTCTTTATCCAGTGGCTTGCGCCCACGATCCTTTTCAGGGGTATCGTCTACGATTTCAACGTCGTCTTCGGCCTTTACCTCAGGCTTTTGAACGTCATCGACCTTTTGATCCTGCTCATCAGGAAATACGAATTCGGTTTTTTCACCCATTATGTACTCCTATTAGGCGCGAGAAATGCCGCGTGGGTCTTCCACAACAGCCTCGATTTGGTTGTCAGTAATCAGGCGGAATTCACGTCCGTGAATCTTCAATCGTGTGCCTGTATAGCCACGAACGATCACAAAATCGCCCTCTTTACACCACGGACCCTCAGGAAAGCGGTCTGCATCCTTGTACGCCAGCGGTCCCAATTTCATCACGAACAAGACAACTGAGGTTTGTTCCTCAATCTTTACCGTCTGATCCGACTTAAACAAGCCATTTTCAAACGTCTTATCCGCTTCTGGGATGGCACAGAGGATGTACTCCCCTACAGGTTGTGGAAGTTGCTTAGCCTTTTCCTGCGCCGTTTCTGGCGTAGGCATATTAAGAATCATAGCTTCCCCGGTGTGTGCAACCAATTCACTCATTCTTCTCGCTCCATAACATTAAGCAGGTCAGTAATTTCACGTTCAGCGAGGCCCAACCCGTAAATAACCCCGCACGCTTTTTGGTAACCACCAAAATCTTCAATTCCGGTGAACACGTAGTCCTTCTGACTTTCCCTGTGTTCCCTAATCTTCTGAAGTACCACCTTCAGTGAATCACTCATTTCTTAGGTCCTTTGTTTGCGCTATTTCTAGCGATATCACGCGAGGACAAAATCTTCATTGCCTCGATCTTCGTCTTCACACTACGATCCGCGTTCTTATTCTGTGCATCCAGAGCCAGCTTAGCCTGATCCTTCTGCGCCATCATTGACATGCGTTCACGTTCCACCTTCAAGCGCTCCACACCGATCTGATAATCGTACGTGTCATTCTGCGCCTTACGCTGGGACTCCAATTCCTTCAACTTCAATTCCGCCTGCTGCATCTGAATCATGGGGTCCTGTGACTGTTGTTCATTCTGCGCCTGTTGCGCTGCTGCTTGATTCTGGATCATCGTGCGCTGTGCCGCCTGTGCGATCAGCGGGGCCAAATTCGCCTCATCTTCCTTGCTGATCGGTGAGTGGTCATCCTCATCCAATTCAGGTAGCGGTACACCAAGCTGCTGTTCGATCTGAGCGCGGTAAGCGAACGCCGTATGTTCCGCAATGTGCGCCATCAGAGCCGACATCATCATCTGCGCCTGTGGGTTCTGCCCGAGGGCCTGTGCCACCTTGGGGTCCTGCATGAACATCTGGTGAGTCGCCATATGCGCCTCGTGATCCTGATACGCGAAGACCTTCATAGGTTTCCCACGGAGGACATCCATGTTTTCCGTCACAGGGTCTTGTGGTGCCTGATCTTCCGGCAATGCCACAATCTTATCCACGTTCTTAATACCAAGCGTTTCCAGCATCTGGCGATGTAGATACGGCAGGTTATAAATCTGTGGGGCCGTCTGCGACAACTGCAACGCTGCTTGATACTGAATAATCCGCTGACTCATCGTCGCGGCATTCGGGTCGCTTACAGGAATAATTTCAGTGTAGGCGTAGTCAGTCTTCTTAGCCTTCGGACCATCTTCGCTATCAGCGTCGTAGCTGTAGTCTGCATCTGTGTAGTCACGAATAATACTACCCAGCAAGCGAAGCTCTTGCTTCATCGAATAGTGCAAGCGGGCCTGCACTGCCGACATGATCTTGAGTTGTCGCTCCAACAACGCCAACGTGGTACCTACCGGAGCCTGTGCGCTCATATCAGACACTTTCATGTCTGCGGTAGCGGCGAACCGGCGTGCTTCTTCTACGATCTGATTGAGCAGCGCCAATAGGGTCTGCGACGGCTCTTTGTATGGCAGGGGCATGATGTTGTCCCTGACCGTGCCGCTGGCGACATCGACATCACGGAACTCCCCCGGCGCGATAGGCGTGTCGTCGCCCTTGATACGCAGCCCCCGCGCCTTCAAACCGCCCGGGAGGTTAGACAGGGTACCCGCATCCACCAATTGCCTAATGAGCGAGGTTGCGCTCTGGGTAGCGCCGCCAATCAGATGGATCAAACCGAACCCATAACTACCGAATCCCGGTATGTACTGATAATGGACAAAATGGTTGCGCTTCTGTTTGGTAACATCTTCCTCAAGCCAATTACGACGAATTGACAGGATTTTCGCGGAATCTTTCAGAATCGTAACCACGTACGGAACCGCGATTTTTGTCGGTTCACCATCCGCATTTTTATCCTCATATCCCTTCAGATCAAGCTCTACGTGCATTTCCAGCAGCGTGAACCGATCATCATGCGTGGCCGAAAAGCCAGTCTCCTCGTCTTTGCGCTTCTGGATATCCTGAATATCCTTCGTGGGGTCTCCCAATTCGACATCGATGTAGAACCCTGAATTCTGTAGCTTCAACAAGTCATTCTTGGTCTTACGCATTCTGTGCGTAACCCGCGATGCTGACGAAATCTCCGACATACCGTACGGCAGCACCACATCCTCAGCCGGTACGAACATCGATACCTGTCTAGCAATAGATGGGTCGTAATACACCTTCTTAAACGCGCTACCACTGATTGGCAGGTTCCACAGCATCTTTTCATGCTCTGGTCGGTACTCAACCATAACCTCCGTCAATTGGTAATTCATGTCGTCCATGACACGAACCGCCGCTTCTTCCTTCTCTTTCGTCTTCTTCCCGATGATGTTCGTCTTCACGGGGCCAGCAGCCGGGAACTGCTCAGTGATCGCCTCCGACTGAAACCGTACAACCGCCTCCGTCAAGATAGGACTGAACGCCCCACACGCGCCATCCCACGGCTCCGTACGATCCTCGTTCTTCAGGCCGAGCAGCTTGATACCCTCCGCGTACGTGGTTTCCCAATCCTTCCGGCTGTTGATGTCATTGTCGTAGTCTTCCAACAAGTCAGTGGCAATAGACCCCAGCACGTCGTCATCGAGGTCTTCAGCCAAGTTAGCCTCAAACGCTTTACTTACCGGCTCAGGAACAGCGTCAACCTCACCATCCTCGTTCTCAAGCTCAATCTGCAAATCCTCTGGTCCGTTGTCCAGAGTGTCAACCATACCTTGCGGCGCTTTGTACAATGAGTCGGTAATCATATCTATCCTTAATAATACGCCGCCTTACGCGGCCTAAAGTCACCATAATCCTCGTCCGTAGGCAGAGTGATAAACCCTCCCTGCCGGAACCGCGCCAGCGCCATACTCATGCAGTCCACCATGTCGTCGTTAGACCCATATGGAAATGCTAGCGCTTGCTCAATCACATCCTCAGCCCATCGCCGTCCTTCGGGATACCACACCATCCCACTACTAACGATGTCCGCTATGGCATTCACTCTAGCCACTTTATCCCCAGTATTCCGCCCCGGGGTAAACTCAGTGACAGGCACACCAGCCCTACGTAATTCTTGGTACAACTGCGTACCAGCCGATTTCTTCTCGACTATGAACGAGTCAGGCTCCCAGTCTTTATACTCTCTATACGCCAACTGCTTCAGTTCAGGAAACTCCACCCGAACATTTATCGCATTCAGCAGTATGAGGTGACTGGCTCCCTGCGTTAATTCATCGTCAGAAAATACACCAAACGTCAGTATCGCCGTAAAGTCCGCCCGCGTATTCTTCTCAGCAGCAGCGTCAAGCGCCATGATGACATAATCACAGGTCGGCGGTCTATCTTTTTTCCACGGTCGCCACCACTCCCGTTTCAGCAGCGCCCCACCCTCCGCTGTCGGTGCCTGCATGTACTGTGCATTCCATTGGAACGCGGGCATTGATGCCTTCGTACGTTCCAGTGCAGTCAGGTCGAACTTTTCAGGCCACAGGGCTTTCCCACTAGGCAGTATCGCCGGGAATTCAAATACCTCATACTGGTCAGCTTTAGCGTTCTTCGCGCCATCCTTGACCAAGTGCCCAATCAAGTCATCTTGGTGCCACCGTGTATGCACGATCGCTACCCGACCACCAGACATCAACCGGGTACGCGCACCAAACATGAACCACTGATACGTCTTATCTAGTGCGTCGAAGTTCCCAGCCAGCAAGTCACCTTCCTTGTGAGGGTCATCCACGAGTAGCAGGTCAGCACCTCTACCAGCAATAGCAGCACCGACGCCAGTAGCAAAATACTCACCACCATAATTTGTAGACCATCTACCAGCGCTCTTAGAGTCCGCAGCCAGCGAGATTCCCGGGAAAATGGTCGCATATTTAGCATCAGCGATGATATTTCGTACTTTTCTACCAAAATCCACGGCCAAATCAGTGGTGTTAGACACCATCATGACCTTCTTATTCGGGAATTTACCCAGAAACCAAGCCGGAAATAACGTAGAAATCAGGTGAGATTTACCATGTCTAGGCGGTATAGACACCGCAATACGGTCTTTTTTGTTGAATGCGATGTCCATCAGCAGGTTTGCAAGCTGCCTATGGTGCTGAGCACACAGAAAATCCGGGTCCATGTACATGCAGAACGCTATTAGGTCGTCCCTACATGACTGCGCGAACTGTCTACGCTCTAATTCCTCTAAAATCTCCAGCGTAGCAGCCTGATCTGCCGGACTCATGGTCGGCAAAGCGTTCTCGATAGCTCTGGCTGTAGCTATATCAAGCAGCATCAGGCACAATCCGCTTAATAGACCTCAATTCATCCGCAATAGATATATCACGGATAGGTTTAATCTCAACTGCGTCGATTGCTTCCTCTTTCCCAGACAATTTACGCAGCTTATCCCTGAGAATGGTTTGCAGTTCGCTTGTCGCCTTGTTCTGCGTAGTAACTTCCGTCTTCTCAGTGAACAAACCTACGTCAGTTATCTTACCTAGCAGTTCAAGTGCCTTGATTCTTACCTTAGCGTCAGAGTGATCCGACTCCTGAATCAGTCTATTCGTAATGTACGTGCGTAATTGTGCAGCGCTTTGCACCACCATCATGTCGTGTTGTCGCAGGATTTCATTCACATACACCGCATTCTCTGGCGTGGTAACGATGTCACGCGCCTTACTAGCGGGCAGTGGTGTTTTCGGGTCCAGAGCAGCCTGAACCTCTTGCGGCGTCACCGTTGGCTCATCGATCACAGGCTCACCACTCATCTCCTCCAACATACGGGCTGTCTTACATGCAGCAGCGGCCCGCTCACGCAGGGTGTACCTATCAGGATCGTAGTCCTGAGGCACGTACACGTTTTCCTCGATCTGGCAAGTGAACATAGGCAGCATGATAGCTGAGGCCGTTTATGTGTACCACATATAAAAAATTTTTACAAGGGTCTTTTATTTATGTAGGGGGTGGGTGTAGTGTAGAGCGTATAGAAAGAGCGCGGCTTTATTGTCGTGGATATATGTAGCTATATTGAGTTTGGGAAATTAGTATGTTTAGTGTCATGTATATCGTGTTAAGTTTGGGGAATTAGTATCGGTTCGTGCGGAACACAGCGTAAAG